TCATGCGAACTTCTTGGCGCAGACCGGACCGATGCCAGCCTCGATCGACTTCTCATCGGTGAGGGTCCGTGCGCAGTTGCAGCACACGCCGTAGACCGCGCCGAACTCTTTGGCCTGCTCCAGGGTCATCCGGTGCTCGGCGGCCAGGGTCGAGATGGCGTTGGGGGCGTAGCCGAAGGTGCGGGTTGTCGGGTCGAGCCGCTTGGCGTACATGCGGCCGGATCCGTGGATCGCCTTCTGGACCTTGTAGACGACGCCGTCGAGGAGGTAAATGCCGGACTCCAGTTCGACCTTCGCGGCGGGGCGCGGCTTGAACGGGGAGGCGAACAGGATGTCCAGGGCGGCGTGCGCGGCTTTGAAGGTGACCGTGTCGGACGCGGCCAGCTCGACCAGCATGTCGGCCATGTCCGGGGGGGTGACCTCGCGGCGGAGGACCTCGCGGCGCAGGTTGGTCAACTGGGAGTCGGTGGCCATGCGCTCGGTCAGGCCCTCGCGCATCGGGCAGGCCAGCAGCCGGTCGATCAGGTCCCGGGCGCCCCGGAGGGACATCTTCTCGACGTTCTCCGAGCCGGGAAGCCGGACCAGGCCGGTGGTGTCGCGCTCGACGAGGAGGCGCTTGATGTAGCGGACCTGCGCGGGGGACAGGACGCGGACGACGCCGGTGCCGCAGGACTGGCCCGGCTTGGCGTAGCGGGTGCGCTCGCTGTCGACGTGCTCGACAGGGAAGGTGTCCGGGTTTTGGCCGTTCGCCGCGATCGCGGCGTCCATGTCGGCCATCATGCAGCGGGTGCATAGGCAGTCGGTGGCGTGGCCGGCGATTGTGGCGTTCATGGTGGCTCCTCGGGTCCTGTTCGGGGGTCCAGCTCCCCCTGCCACCCCCTATACTACCCGCACGGGGCACGCGGGGCAAATACGTACGTGCGACGTACTGCCCCGCAATCCCGCTCACCCCCGGCTACGTGGCCAGCGTTGTATGGGAGGCGGGAAGCCGCCGGTCGGCATGTCCGCAGCGCCGGGCGGCTTCATCCGCAACCCATCCGCCCGGTCGGCGGTGAAGTCCCGTGACGCGTCGACCAGGATCGACTGGGTGAGCGACCCGCCGATGGTGGCCCAGTCGGACCTGGTGCCGCCTGTGGACTCCCACATGCCGTCGTCTTGCCGGAGTAGATATTTGGTGCCGGCGTACAGGCGGGTCACATCGGACGGCGGAGGTGGCCCGCCGGCCATGAACACCCGGGGCCGCTCCAGGCCCTCGGTCTCGCTCGCATCTTCCATCCGTCGGGCTCCTTCGCTGTCGGGGCGCGTCATACGGGCTGGCCGCCACTTGATCCGGTCGTTACTGGTCCGCCGCGACCCCATCGTTGGTCTCCTCTCTGGTCTGGGCTGCCATCTTCACCAGCGCGAACAGAAGGTCGACGATCGCTAGCCGGTGGAGGCCGGGCAGCTCGTGAGTGTTCGCCGCAGTCGCCATGGTGCTGGCGGCCCTGGTGAGGTGCTCGTCTGGAGTTCGGGCCAGGATCCGCTCGGTGCGCTTCCCGTGTTCCCTGGCGCTGTCGCTGTCGCTTGGTTGGGTCATGCTGCTCAGTGCTCCTCATCCTCTTGAGTTGGGTCGGTAAACCCGCTGATCGCAGGGGCCACCGTCGGGCACGGCCACGCCACCATCTGCTCGGTGGTGATGGCCTTGGCGTGTTTGGTGCATGCACCGCAGACGGTGTTGCGCCCGAAGTCGATGAGCGGGAACCGGGCGGGCCAGTGGTCGTCGAACAGGTGGTGCAGGTCCGGGCGCGTCGGGGCGGTGGGCGCCGCCGGCACCGTGGTCACGGTCGCCACGTGGGTGAGGGTGGCCCTCATGCGGGACTCCCCGGTGGATGGCTGGCCCATCGCTATCGCCAACTGCGCCAGGGCGGTTGGGGCCTCGTACACCAGCACCAGGCGGGTGGCTCGCTGCTCCACCCTCATTTCGTGGCAGCCGCTGGCGTCGTCAACACCCTGGTCACGTAGCCACGCCGCTACCGCTTCGGTCTCGGAGGTCGGGGCGTAGATGGCGTGGTAGGCGGGCAGGGTCCACACCGTGGGGCCGGGTTTGTCGTCGCCGAGGCGGCGGCGGACCAACTGTTCCTGCTCGGCGGTGTCCCGGGCGTCGCGGGCGGCCTGCTCGGCTTCGGCCTCGGCGGCTGCTTGCGCGTTGATCCGGTCGTACAGGTCAGGGTCGGTGGCGTACTCCCGGACCTGCACCTGCTCGGCGGCCTCCCTGGTCGGATGGCGGAACGAGTAGCCGGCCGGGCCGTACGACGCCCACCGCTGCCCGTCCGGGACGTCACCAGCGCTGCACCAGTACGCGCCGCCGATCCGCCGGCCGTCGACCAGGATCACAGAGTCTTCGATGCCGCCCTCGTAGCCGGCGTGGGCCCATGCCCTTTCAACGGTGAACGCTGCGGTAGCCATGTCAGCGCCCCAGGGTGTCGAGCCAGTGGCGGACGGCCGCGTGACCGGTGGTGAACCCGTGGCCTCGGGCCTCCTCGCGGCGGGTCCACGTCAGGCACTCGTCGACCGTCCACGCCGGGAAGGCAGCCAATTCGGCGCGGATGGTGTTTTCGCTGACGGCCAGTGCTCCTGCTCCTGGCAGGATCTCGACGGCCTTCAACCAGCGGATGACCCGGCCGACGGTGACAGCAGTACCCCTGCCCGACGCGAGGGTGAACCGGCCGGCGGGCCCGTCCGCAGTGAACCGCCACTCCCTGTCTGGCTCGGCGGCGTGCGTCCAACGCTCCACAGTGATCGCCGCCCGGCCGGGGTCGACCGCCCGCCAGCGCAGGATCCCCGAGTCCGGGGTGTAGGTGTCCCGGTCGCGGCGGAACCGCAGGCCGATGTCGTGCAGGTTCGCCACCAGCTCGAACACGAGCCGGCGATCATGGGCCTGCACCAGCGCGGTCAGCATCCGGTACGCCTCGGCGGGGGTCGTCGCGACCCACGCCGCACCCTCCTCGGCAGGACGCGGCACGAACTGTCTCCCCCCGAGTGTTGCCGGCGGGCCCCCGTAGGTGACCGACCAGGGCAGCAACAGGAACCCCGGGTCCTGCCGCACGCGGCGGCTGTCTCGGAACCTCCACCACCAGACGGCCAGGGCGACGGCGACGGCACCCAGGCCAATGACGGCTCCCAGCCAGTGCGACCTCATGTCACTACCTCCTGTTTCGGCGTGCGGCGACGTTGCGGGGGTGGTTACGGCCAGTGCCGGCACGCGACGCGGCGGACGTGGCCTCGCTGATCTCGTCTTCGCTCTTGCCCTCGGTGCGTAGTTGGATGGCCAACCGGGCGGCGCGCAGGTTCCAGACCATCGCGACGAGTGCCTGGTTGGGATCTTCGATGCGATCGTCAACGGTGGTCTCCCACACGAACCAGGGGGCGGCGAGGTTGTCGGCCTCAACCCGGAAGTACCGGCCGGCCAGTTCGGCATAGCGGGTCCGGTACGGGTTGGTCAGCCGGGGATTCCACGGCGCGGTCTGGGAGAGGCGGATCGTCTTGGGAGGCATCGTGGTCACCGGGCCGCAGGTACGGGTTGGGGGGCGTGGCAGCCGGGGCCGTAGTCCTTGGTTTTGACGTTGCAGTGCTGGCCCCAGGTGGTGGTGTAGACCTCGCGGGCGATGCCGTCGACCGAGATGACCCAGTAGGCGATGCGCTTAGCGGTACGGGTGTCGGTGTCGACGTCGAGGAGGAGGCCGGTCTTGGTGGCTGCGAGGAAGTCGAGCATCGGGCCAGGGCCGTCGATCTCGGTGTGCCAGCCATCGGCGCGCGAGTCGGTGTCGAGCCAGTTGTGCCTCGCGTCGAATGCCTGGACCAAGTACCGCATCTCAATCTCCTCCGGCGGGGGCCTCCAGCGGGCCCCTTCACTGACTACATTACCCGTGATCGCTTCGCGGGGCAATACCGTCGCCGGTTTCGGCCTCACGTACCCGCGCCTCGTGCTCGGCGACCGCCCGAGCCCACTCCTCCCGGCGGATCCGCCCGTACCGGCGGGACGCGGCGACCCACCCACCCAGCACAGCCGCGAACACTCCCCACGCCGCCGCCGGCAGCGACGCCCCGACCCCGCCGAACCCGCACGTCACAGCCGCCGCGAACAGCCCGGTGATCACTGTCGTTATGGCCGCACAACCCGACACCTCTCTCGCCAGGCTGCCCTTCCGTGTCTGGGTCACGTCAACCACCACCCCTGCCAACGGTCGCCGCCACCCCAAGACCGGCCCGGCGGCCGGCAGGCCGCCACACCAACCGGGAGTGGCGGCGGGGCCAGAAGCCCAGCCACTGGTCAGGCCAGAGCCCGAGCCCTGACGAGGTTTCCGCCGACCAGCGGGCCGGCGGGGTGTCCCCCACGATGCGGCGAATGTCGGTGGCGGTCAGCGCCCGGCGTGAACGGTGCAGGGCGTCGGTGACCGCCTGGACGGCAGCCCAGTTGCCGGCGATGCGCCGCACAGCCTGGCTCCAGGCAACCTCTGCGATGTGGAGCACGGTCCAGTCCCGGTCGACCACCGGGACCAGGGCGTCGCCGTCCTGCGCGCGGTGCCATGCGTACCGGGCACCCGCACGCATGATCCGCAGGTCGTCCCGTCCGCCGTCGACAATATGGGCACGGAACTGGCCGCCGAAGGACTGCCACAGGTGCAGGTCCTCGGCGACCATGCCGGCCGCGCCCACCACCAGCTCCGGCATCCACCGGCCAGCGCACTGCAACGCCCAGCTAGCCCCAGGTGTGGGCATGATCTGCCCGCCGAACCCGCCGCGCGGGCGGAGGGTCACATACCGGTACGGCCAGCCCACGGCGAGCGCGGCCACAGCGTGACCGGCCTCGTGGGCGGCGACCGACCGGTCCCACACGGCTTGGTGGCTCGCTGACAGTCTCATTGCCCGCCGCCCGCCCTCCTGCACCTGCGCCTACTTCTTGCCAGCAGTCCCCAGCCGATCGCGGCGACAGCGAAGCATGCGGCCGTGACCGTCTTGTCGTTGAAGGCCGCGAGTAGGGCCGCGATCCCACAGCCGGCGGAGAGTGCCGCGAACGTTTCAGGCGGCCAGGTCAGTGGTCGTATCATCATCGGTCAGCCCCGCCACCGACGCGCAGGATCTCGGCGCTGGCCACCAGTTCCTCATCGATCTTCCAGTCGCCGAAGTAGCCGCCGTTCGTGCCGCGCCACTGCGCCGTCGCGGTCGGGTGGTCCTTGATGTAGGCGACGGTGGCCGACGCGACCACGGACCCCGCTGGCAGGTCGGCGGCATTCCGTACCTCATCCGGTGCCTCACCCAGGTCGACCGGCGCGGGGACGACCGACATGTAGGGCGGCGGGTCTTCGAGGTGGCGGTGTGGGGGCAGGTCCCTCACCTCCAGCACGGTGCCGGGCTCAGGCTCCAGGCGCACGTTGACCCTTGATCCGCCGGAGTCGGGGAAACCCCCGGCAATGAGGATGACATCGTCACCGAGGCGTACCGGCACATCGCGGCCAGACCGGTAGGCGACGCGCCGGCCAGCGAACCACAACGCGTCGTCGGGGTAATCCCACCCTGTGCCGGTAAGGCTCACCTGGACCGTGGTGGGTGTGTACGCGCTGCCGTCGGAGCCGTACACGTCGCGGCACAGGGCCTTGACGCGGGCCAGGTCGCGGCGGTCGAACGTCCACCCTCCGGAGCTGAACTTGCCGCCGATCCTCTTGGCTGCGGGCCCGAAGTCCGGGTGGTAACTGGCCACGATGGTGACGGTGTGCTCGGTCATGGACAGGTCGACCGGGTTCCTGAACGGAATCGGTGGCATGGTCATGCCTCCTTCGGTGGGTACAGGCAGTACCAACCCGCGTGGTTCGGGTCGGCCGTGGCGACGATCAGCCCGGCGTTGATTGCCCGCTCCACGATGCGCGAGCCGTAGGCGTTGGAGCCGTGCGGGCCGACCGCCAGGGAGACCTCCAGCTTGGTGCAGCCCGGGTTGTCGGTGACGTACTGGGCGGCCAAAGCCATCCGGAAGCCGATCCGCTTGGCTTTAGTGGTGGTCATGACGTGGTCTCCTTCGGTTTGTGCTTGCGGACCACGCCGACGGCCTGGGTGCCGGGCGCGCGGCGGCGCGCGGCTTCGCGGCGGAGACGACGGGCGACGGTGGCAAGTGCAGTCAAGTTCTCGCCGTCGTCGTCAGGGTCGCCCTCGTACGCCTCCAGCCACTCCGCTGCGAACTCCAGGTCATCGGTGGTGGTGCGGCGCCGGGCAGTGACCTCCCCGGCGTCTGACAGCGCCCTGACAGTGGCGTGCATGGGGGTCTTCCTCCTCAGTCAAGAAAGGAACAACGGCAGTGGAAGCGGTCAGAGCGGGCTGGCCGGGTTGTCCACCCAGATGTCGACGACGGCCCCGCCGATGGTGAGCGGGCCCGGCAGGGAGACTCCGGGGCTACACGGGCACATGTCGCAGCCGGCGCTGAGGTTGAACCGGGCGTTCTCGACCGCGTCGTTCAGGTCACCCTCGACCAGGTCGGCGAGCAGAGGCAGCACCGCCCGTGCGATGGCCAGGCAGGTGAGCATGTAGCGGGCGTTCATCTCGACGTACAGGGCGTCGACCTCCGGGTGGTCGCCGCCGTGCGCCACGTCCACGCAGTTGCGCAGCTCGCCGAGTTCAGACTCACGGCGGCACAGGTCGGCGTACGTGGTGTCTTCGCGCTCCGCCAAGCCGCCGTCGACGAACATGGCGGTCAGGATGCCCTCGGGCTCGCGGCGCGGGCGGATCCGCACGGCGAAACGGTCGGTGGTGACCGTGTACAGGCCGGTTTCGTCCGGGCCGGTGGTGGTGGTCATGGTGTCCGTCTCCCTGGGGTCGGGTGGGGTGCGGGTCAGTGCTCGTAGCGGTCGTGGATCGCCACGGCGCCGTACATCTCGGTCAGGGAGCTGTACCCGCCGGTGTCGGCGGCGGCGTAGTTCCCGCCGGCCATTCCCCTGCGGCCGGCGAGGTACGCGGCTGCGGGTACCAGGTTCACGATGCGACCGAGGTTGCCCACCCTGCGGATGATCAGCAGGACGGCGGGCTGGTCGTCGGATGGTGCGGCGACCTGGCTGGCCAAGGGCAGCGGGACTACGACCCTGGTGAATACCGAGGTGCCTCGCTCGTCGACGACCCCGACCAGGGTCAGGATGTTGTGGGCTGAGCTGACGCCGCCGAGGGTTGAGTCACCGCGCCGCGCCGGCCGGAGCACATCGAGGCGGATGCCTCTGGCGGTGGTCGGGTCGAAGTCGTCCATGTCCATCTCCTTGGTTGGTTCGGGGGTCCAGCACCCCCTGCCACTCCCTACACTACCCGCGCGCCACGCGCGGGGCAATACGTAGGCGTGAGAAAAAGGGGTGCGGGGCTGCCCTCCCCTCCGCCACAGAGAGAGAACAGCCCCGCACCAACTGGAGGGAGGAAAGTCTCAGGCCGCTTCCACAAGCCGCGTCAAATGCCCGACGTAGATCGTGAGGGGGTACGCCACCCGGTCGGCATTGAGCAGGAGCATCACCCACTGACGTACCGGGTCGTACGTCAGGTCAGCCAGCTTCCCGGACACGGTCTGAGGGCCGCTGGAGCGACCGGTGCGGTACGTCACGGTGACCCGTTGGCCGACGAAGTGGCGGGCGTACTGAGCGCGCCTGTCGACCGGGACACCGCTGATCGCGCGGAGCTTCGGGGCTGTGCTCATCGCTGCGCTCCGAAGTGTTGACGGATCTTCGCCGATGCGCGCGCTTCGGTTTGCGGTAGCGAGAACTGCAAGGTTCCGCGCGTCTGCACCCAGGTCGGTTCGATGTCACCGGGAGCGACGCCCCAGATGAACAGACCCCCGCCGCAGCCGTCGGTGCGGTACCGCGTGACCGTGCCGTCCTCCCGCCTGATCTCCCACTCCCACGCACCGGACTCGCGGCGCGAAAGCGATACCAGTCGTCGACTCATTTCCGTGGTCCCTTCTCCTCCAGTGGCGCTCGGCTGGAGGGCCGACAGCCCCCCAGCCCGTGCTGGGCTACTTCTTCGGGGGTTGGTGCTTGCGGATCCTGCCGGCCTGGGTGACGGTCTGGGATTCGCCGCAGCCGCTGCACTTGCCGTAGTAGTTCATGCCCACCCGCCACGCTGCGGCTGTAGGGGCCTTGGTGGAGCCGGGGCAGTGGTCGATGGCCGGCTTGCCGACGGTCCACTCGACCGGGGCTGTCGGGAAGCACACGGTGCACATGTGCGGGCCCAGCTCGGCGACCGCTTCGGCTTCGGTCTTGCCCGACAACTTCGGGTTCCAGCCATGGTCTGTGGTGGGCTGGCGGGAGCAGCGGCGGCTGGAGATGTCGCAGTGGATGTGCCCGCCGGGGACCACGAAGAACCGTGACCAGCCGCCGCGCCGGGTGAACTCGGCGTCTAGGACGGCCTGCTCGGCGGCGAGGGCAGCCAGTGTGGTCGTGGCGGTGTCGAAGGCGGCGACGGCTTTGGCCGGGTCGGCCATGTCCCACGGCTTGACCTGGTGCCCGGCGGCGACTCGGTCGCGGCACTTGGCGATGGCCTGGTCGTCTGTGGTGGGCCAGGTGGGCCGGTTCCGGGAGGCGTGCTGGCGGTGCTCACCGAGCGCGCGGTGCGCGCCTGCGGCTGCGATTTCCTTGGCCCGCTCGGCCTGGGCCTCTTGGCGGTACAGGTCGGCGAGCTTCTCGTCGATCTCTCGCGGGGTGGCGGTTGCGAGGTTCATGGGTTCTGCTCCTTGGGTTGGGGTCCAGCTCCCCTTCACCTCCTACCTTACCCGCACATGGTGCGCGGGGCAATACGCCAGCCTCAGGGATTCCCGCCGCGCGGCGGGGCGCTTCGGGGACCTGCGCTAGCGAGACGCCCAGTGGCAGCGGCCCGGAGGAGGCGGAGCCACGAAGTCGGGTTCGCGGGCGGCGGGCGCACCCGTCCGCGTGGCCGTCCTCGTTGTCGCGCGGGTGCCCGTTGTACGGGCCCCGGTCCGTGATGTGCTGGCCGCACCCGAGCAGGCCGCCGCACCGCCAGTACACCCGGGCGTCCGAGAACGTCCCGGGCTCGATGCCCGCGACCAGTTGGTACGCCCGCTCCGGCCGCACATACTCCTCAGACCAGGGGATCTCCAGGAGATCGGCGATCTCCGGCCACGAGGAACCCTCGCCACGCAGTGCGGCGGCGAACTTGTACGCCTGGTCTTGGGCCATGCGGGCTACGGTCAGCGCGGCGCGCAGCCCGGCGAGGGGCCGGGGTTCGGGCCAACCGAAGTCCGACTCGGGGCGTATCTTGCGCTCGAACATCTGACCTGCGGGCACAGCGGCCCTCACAGCCCGGTCGACGACTGTACGGACCTGGGCGAGGTCCACGTCAGGGTCGGCACGCCGGTCGGCGGCGGTCATGGGTCAGAGCCTCTGGCCGTAGACCACGACGTCGCCGCTAACCAGCCGAGCGGGCTGGCGTTTCTCTCCCAGCACCCACACTCGGGCGGTCGCGTTCGCAACGCTGACCACCTTGACGCGGTCGATGATCGGCCCGAGCGGGTCGCCAAGGTAATAGCCGGTGAACTCGCCAAGACGATGAGCGGGCACCTCGAAACGTTCTCGTGGCGCCCGCGAGCAGTAGTCCGCGTGGCGGGTGTCGGTGGTGCCGCACTCCGGGCAGCCGTTGTCAGGGGCCAGATTCGACATGGCGATCTCCTTCGGTCGGTTCGGTGGGGGATAGGTGACGTTCATCCGGTCTGGGGTGGACGTGGATGCCGAATCCGGCGGCAATTCCGGTCCACGTACCCGTGACCCGCGCGGCCGGCCAGGGTCCACCGCTCGTAGCGCACCCATATCCCGGCTTCCGGGTTGCAGGCGCACCAGTCGCTGACATCAGCGGGCCCGCCGTCTGCCGTGAGGATGGTGTGCTCCCGGGGGCCGAGTGCGGCCATCCACTCGTCACTACCGCGCTCGGCGGCGGCGGCGTCAGCGCGGTCAGTGGTCTCTTTGGACCAGCCACCACCATGGACGGTCAGAGACTCGTCGACGGTGCTGCCCGTGTCGATGGTGCTGCCGGCGGGGGTGTTGGCGATGGTCCGGGCTCGGGCGATGTACTCCGGCTCCCACCCGCCGTCAGCGGTGCGGACCTCGATGGTGTGCAGGTTGCGACAACGGCCGGTGGTCTCGATCATGGCCAACCATCGGCGGGCCTGACCCTCGATCATGGCATTGGATGTGTAGTCCGCGCACACGACGCGGTGTGTCTTGGTGGCCATGGCCAGTCCTTTCCAAACGTTGAAGCGCTTCGTGGCTGGCGTTAGAGATTGGCTGTGTCGCTGGCCGCCTGCCGGCACTCTAGGTCGGCGGTGTGCGCTCGGGCATCGGGTAGCGTTGCGGCGCAGCGATGGCACCGAGAGTCGAGGTGCCCGCCCCGTTTGGTCAGTTGGACCACGACATCTGGGTCTGGGGCATTTGGGTTGCGGATGAGGTGATACGTCGGGGGGAGCTGTGGGGCCCATGAGTCGATGGAGCGGATTCGGCGCAGCGCGACTGCGTACATGCGGCCCAGGACATCGATCACGATGGCCTCATACGCCTGCTTGCCGTCCACGCGGCGAGCGAGCCCGACCAGGTCACCGACCAGTACCTGATCAATGTCGAGTTGTTCGTTGGCCATGACGACCAAGCGGACCCTGCTGTTAAGGCTCGACTTGACGTCGGCGACCTGAATTGGCCGCTGACGGGTGGCGACGGTCATCAGCGCATTCCCTCTGTGAGTAGGTGCAGTTCACCCATGTCCCGGGCGCGCTGGCGGGCAAGTCTGCGGCAGGTCCGCACGCTATACCGGTCTCCGTTGATCCCCCGCGTCGTGGCGATCTCCTGAAACAGCAGGTCGGTTACCTCGTTGGCGCAGCCTTCGGTGCGGGCTTTGCGGACGAACACGAATGCAGCGATCACCAGCTCGTCGGCAATCTCTGCCCGGGTTCGGCTCGTGCGGATCATTTGGGGCTCCTCGGGTGTGGGGTCCAGCTCCCCTCAACCACTACCTTACCCGCTAGACCGTTGCGGGGCAATACCAGGTGACGGCCCAGCAGGTGCGTTCGCTCATAGCAGGGCGTCGGGTACACCTCGGCCGAGTACCGCCAGGCGTACCTCATCGAGAGCGGCCCGTGCGGCCTCCGGGTGGTCCAGTGCCCACCCGAGCAGGCGGGCTCCGGTAGCCAGGTCGTCGCTCAGGCCCCCGTTCTCGGACAAGGTCACGTCGTTGTCGCGTAGGAACAGGTCGCTGAACGGGTCCCTGCCCTCCTCCAGCGCGGCGCCCGCCAGGCGCAGCAGCTCACGGCGGCGGCGTACGGTGCCGGCCTTTCTCATCTTCTTCGTCGCGGCGGCCTTCGCTGAGGTTGCGTCGGGGGCCTGGACACTGGTGACCCACAGCCCGGGGTGGATCACGTCGTCCAGGTCGGTACGGCCTGCTCCGGCTCCGTCAGTCCCGCCGCCGCCCATGTCGGTTGCACGACCCGGCCGTAGCCGCTGGCATACCAAAGGCACGCCGGTTCGGGGCAGGAGCAGAACACGTTGCCGTGATCGGGGCAGCCGGCGTGGTAGCGGGCGACCGCCGCCACCAGGCTGGGATGCGCCGGGCGGCGCAGACCGACACTGCCGGTCATGCACCGGTCGCCGTTCCAGGTGTCGTGGTGCGCGTACCCAAGGCCGGACAGTTCGTCGGCCAGCGCACGCAGCTCCCCCCGCCGGAGTCCGTTGGTGAGGTTCCCGTCGCTGTCCCACTCGGCGCCGCCTGGCACGTCGATCACGACCACCGGCAGGCCTCTGGCGCCCACGGGGACGAACCGGTACACGCGCCCGTCGACCTGCGGTGAACTGACCCCGTGGTGCTGCATGACCGCCCCGTCCGGCTGCTCGGTGTCGAACATCCAGCGAAGGCCGGCGCGGAGGACGTCCGTGCGGGTGAGGGCGGGAGGGTTGTCAGCCACGGGTCGCCCCCTCGTTGGCAGAGAAAGCCCGCGACACCAGGTCGATGAAGCGCTCCCCGAGCCGCCCGTAGAACGACGCTGCGGCGGCCAGGTGCTCGGCGGCGGCGCGCAACGACGTGCTGCGGTGCCGGTTGGCGAACTGAACGGCGGTCGCGGCGTCGTTGCCGTCGGTGTCGACGCTGGCGCGGGCGGTCCCAGCGGCGGCCCAGGCGGCGGTGGAGCCGGCGCCGAAGGAGTCGGCAACGGCATTGGCAGCGGTCGAGGCGGAGTCCCACTCCTTGTAGGTCACCGTTTCACCGGCCAGTCTACGGGCGAGCAACTCAGCCACCGTCTCAACGACTGCGCGCGATCCGGAGCCTGGTTTCGTACGGCACAGCACACCAAGCTCCGGATCGACCAGTAGATCCAACATCAGCCTGGGTGTTACGAGTGACAGGTCAGCACCGACCTGAATGGCCTCGGTCACTCGCACCGCGAAGTCCGGGGCGGCGGCAGCGTGCACGCCCTCGAAGATGCAGTCCACGAGCTGTGCGACCTGGGACGGGATACCCAGCAGGCGCTCGCAGTCAGCGTGCAGGTCCCGGGTCTCGATGAACGCGAACGCCCCCCGCGACCTCTTCGCCGCCTTGTCGATGCCGGCTTCGGCGAGAACACGATCCGCGACGACGCATCCGATCGCGCAGCCCCGGAACCCTGACGCAAGCTCGGGGTGAGGGCTGAAGTAGGTGCCCTGGATGATCGAGTCCTCGGCATGGTGGGCGTACAGCCCGGCGAGAACCTCAGCCTTGAGTGCGGGATCCCCGTGCCAGGCGAGGACAGGTCCGGGGCTGGTCCGGGCGATCACTGCCCGACCCCCGGCTGCCCGGTCGCCGCTTTCGCGGTGGCGAGCTGAGCGTGGAGGAGCGCGTTCAGGAACTGGTTGGTCCAGTTCTCGCTGCTGACTGGTGTGGCCAGCAGCATGGCGGACTCTTTGAGGTGCTGGGCCGGTGTCATGGCCAGGATCTGGGCGGCCTCGGCGCGGATCTTTCGGTTCTGGTCGGCTTTGCGCGCTGCCTGGAGCGCGTCGTAGTCAGGGCGGGTCATCGGTGTACCTCCAGTGCTGTGCTACGGGCGGTCAGGGCGAGTGCGGTGGTAGTGGTGGTCACGGGTTGGGCTGGTCGCGGCCGGGAGTCGATGCGGGCCCACGGCTGCCTGGACCGGTACGGGCGGGGCCGACGCACCTCGTCCCAACAAACCCACCCAACTACGGACAGGACGAACCCGACTGGGAGCGCCCACCCAAGGACGACCACGATCGGGGTTGGCAGGGGCGGGCCGATGGCCAGGGCGACAACGATCGGCACCCAGAACAGTGCCTGCCCGACGCCGATGGTAGCGAGGAAAAACCGCACAAACGGCCGGCGTAGGGCGCCATCAGAGGACGGCATTGGTGCCTCCGGTTCTTTGGGGAACGCGTTAGGGTAGGGCACCCCTTGACCCCCGCAGGATGACCGGCTCGCCCGAGCAGGTCTCGTCACCCCGCAGGGGATTCGGGGCCCCCTCGGGTCGGGCCTGATATGTGCGGGCCCGACCCGAGGAAAACTGTGGAGTTGTCAGGCGGCCAGGAGCAGGTGCGCGGCGCGGACCTTGATCTGCTCGCCGATTCCCCCGTCGATCATCTGGGCCAGGCGGGATGCCTGGTTGCGCGCCGGCCGGCTGTGGTCTGCCCACTCGGCGACGGCCTGGTACGCGGCGTAGGCGGTGCCCCGCCCGACGGTGTTGTTCTCGCCCTCTCGGGCGAGGTTGGCGACCTGGTTGCGACGCATCTGCCATGACCGTTCGCCGGTTTCGGTGCGGGCGGTGCGAGGTGTTGGCATCAACGACTCCAGGAACCCGTCAAGGTCACTACCGACCAGGGGGGTTGCCAGGAGCTGTTCGGAAGCCTTGAGCCACTGCTCCGTCCACGTGCCGGTGATCGCCAACGCCTTGCCGACCTCGTCACTGCGTCCCCGCCAGTTGGCGGTGTGGCGGATGGAGAACCGGTTCGACAGCTTCCCGAACGTGGCTGCGACCTGGTTGGTGCAGTCCAACCTGATCGGGGCGACGCAGCCCCACAGGCCGGTGTCCCCGCCGAAACTGTTGCCGATCGTCAGGTACAGGTCATGGGGGTCGATCCCGCCGACCTTGATCCCCTCGGGCAGCCGAAGGGCCATGTACATGCGGGAACCGGTCGGGTCGCCGTAGGCGCCGACCGCGACGACGCTGCCGCCGGACTCTTCGATGATCTGCTGACCGAACTCGGCCGCCTCTGTGGGCTGCACCAGCTCGTAGCGTCGCCCGACGACACCGAGGAGCCGGCGCGGTGGGCGGGTGCCGTCCTTGCCGGGCGGCAAGGACGCGACCGTCGCCCGGAACTTGCCCGTGGCCTTGACGGTTTCCACGCCGTGGTCGTCGACGACTGGTACCGACAGGTCGTCGTGCAACGACACGGTGAAGTCGAGGCCGGCGGCCTCCAGCGCCCGGTCGACGGTCATGCCGTCGTTGTTCTCGGCGTAGACGCCGCCGGTGGCTTTCGCCAGAGCGACGAACGCCGGGAACCGGCCTTGCTTGGGCATGAAGTGGGTGCGGTGGTCGCCGACCCGGTTCATGTCGGCGACGGTGGTGCCGTCGTCGTACAGCGTGCCCTCGTTGAGCGGGTTGTTGGCTGTGTAGCTCATGGGACGTGCCCCCCTTTGGGGTGGGTTGTGTGGGGTCCAGCTCCCCACCTAACCGCTAGCTTACCCGCTAGATGGTTGCGGGGCAATACGCCGTAGGCCGCGAACCGGTCGAACAACCCGCGACCCGTCCGCCCGCTCCACCAGCACATTCCTGGGACAACCCCCACCCCTCTCTGGCCTCAGCGACGGCAACAGATCCCACTGCCCCAGTCGTGGTGGTGCGGCCCACTGCACCCGCACCACCACCGGCTCACCCCGCAGCAGGTAGCGGCGGCCAACCATGCTCACCGCGTGTCCCTCCCGCCGCGACGGGTCTCGCCGTACATCAGCAGCCACTCCGCCGCCCGCCTAGCGAGGACAGCCACCCCGCAGGCGGCGACAACGTGGGCGAAGTCCACTAGGCCGGCCACGGACTGCGCAGGGCACGTCCCGGCCGCGTACTCCACATAAGGGCAACTAGGCGGGTACTGCACCAGCCACAGCGCCACGTACACCGCAAACCCCACCACGACGAAAACCACGTCACCAACGACTCTCCTCATGAAATGTCACCGCCCCGCTTTGCTGCGGGCGTACTCAGCCGCCTTCGCCGCACGGCACACCGGGCACCGGCAGCCGGAGTCTTTGTACCCGCTGATCCCGTGTGTGATCCCGGGCGCCACGTACGGGCCGGGCGAGGCGGCCCGGAGCTGCGCGGCCTCGGCGCGTTGGGCCCGCATGTGGGCCGCCTTCGCCGCCCGGCACACCTCGCACGTGCACGGATGGCCCCGGGAGCTGTACCGGCGCAGCCCGTGGCTGTTCGGGTCGAACGGCTCCCGCTGTGACGGGAACTGGTCAAGCGTCCCGGCGGTCCAGTGGCGGTAGTAGCACCTGGAACACAGCTCCCTGCCGGTCAGGGGCCCGACCGCCGGGCAGCCCTTGCAGCGCCCGGTCGCGCGCCGAGTCATCCTCGCCCCTCCCTGCGTCATGGCAGCGCCGCCTCCTCGGTTTGGGCCGCGATAGCAGCCTGTGCCGCGTCCGACAGGGTCCACAGGATCGGTACTACCTGGCCCCGGTGCGGCACCGGCTCGCGCAGAGGCCACACCGAGGTCAGGTCCCAGTGGTGCACGGTGACCCGCCGGCCCCGGGTGGTGTAGGAACGGTCACCCCACGCGCAGCAGGACCCTGTGTCCGGGTGGGAACCGGTGAGGATTGCTGTGCCGATGACCGCGCCGATGGTGCATACCGACGGGTCGCCCTCCACCACGGCGAGGGCGCTGTCCAGCCGGCCGGCTGCCTTGGCGGCGATCGCGGTGAGGAGGATGCGCGGGTCGGTGTCCCCATTCGGGTGCCACTTCTTGCCGGCGTGGATGCCGATCCGCTGCCCGATCACCTGGGGCGGCACCGGACGGGGCCGGTTCTCAGGGTTCTTGCTGCCGAAGACGATTGCCCACGCGTACGGTTGGCGCACTGTCAACGCCAGGCGCACGTTCACCGCCCCGCCTCGCGGATCCGCTCCGAACGGCGGGTGAGGTGTTCGGCGGCGGTCACCCCGTTGTGCTCCACCTTGGGAGCCAGGCGCACCGCTACCGCCACCGCCGTTTCCCACGGCGTCCAGTGCCGGGCCCGCCACTGGACACCAGGGTCGGAGCCCTGCGACCAGATCCCGTCGACGTCGGCGAACTCGCGCCACCCCCGGCGGGAAACGACCCACCGGTTCCCGGGCCGCCGCTCCAGGTGGATCTCGAAGTGGCGGCGTTCGAAATCATCGCCCGGTAGGGCACACACCGTGTACACGGTGGGCACCGGTTGCAGTTCAGGCACTTGTGACCTCCTCGGCTGGGGCACTACCCGCGTGCGTCCGGCGCCGGTCAATTGCCTCAATCCACTGCACGGCAACTGCGGCGACCTGGATCAACTCCTTGCGCAGTAAGGCCGGATCGCCCTCGGCAAGCGCCTCGTAAACCTCCTCCAGCAAGATGAGCCGCCAGGTCGTTCGGCCCTCGTCCGCTGCCCGTTGGCAGGCTCCCCGGTGCTGCCTGGCCAACTCCTCGGCGAGGCCTCCGCCGGTCCCGTTGGGGTGGTTCTGCTCACCCCACTTCACATCCTGTCGGTCGCGCTCCCTGGCAATCGCCGAGTAGATCGAGCTGTATGCGGTGTCCGGGTTGATCGTGCTCATCACGCCACCCTTTCTGATTGGTTGATGTGCGGGTACTCCCGAACCCGGAACTCGGCCGGCCACTCATCCCAGTCGCCGCCCTTACGGTGCTTGGCGCCGACCCGCCTGGCCCACGGCTCGCCGAGCTGCTTCACGAACACCGGTACGCTGGCGGCCCGGCACTGCGCGATCAGGGAGCGCACCCATTCCAGGTCCATGTCGCGCAGCCCCGGCGCTGGCCGGGTGTCCAGCTCGGTGGCCTTCGCTGGCGGGCCGGACTCCCCACCAATCACCACCCAGTCGATCGTTGGGTCGCAGACGGTCGCACCACGTTCACAGCCGCAGTCAAGGCCAGGGACCAGGAACGGGTGGAGGATGTCGAGCGGGCCGAGTAGCGGCTCGCAGGACACCCACCGGACGGCGGCGGGGGTGTCACACAGCGCCGGAAGTCTCAGCAGCGCCGTCGCGTCATCCTCGGCGCTGGCACCCATCCACACGTTGGACAAGGGCCACGTCAACGTACAGGCGGCCGCGTTCGCGAGTACTCGCCGCCGCTGCGGGCGGGTCAACGGCGTCGACTCGTCGCGGGCCAGCGCGTGCGCGGCGTCCTCAACCTGCTGGCGGAAGTCCGGCCGACTGAATAGGGAGCGCATCCGGGCGTGGCGTTTGCTCAGCGGTTGGAAGATGTGCCACTGGGCTATCGCCATGACCGCGAACGCCTTGATGATGATCTCGTCGGGTACGGCCGGGTGAAGCCAGTCCGATAGCGAGTTGGGGAAGATCATGCGGGATCGGTTCAAACGCAACGGCAACGTCAACTGGTGCTCAAGGATCCGCAGCCCCGTTGTGCCACCGATGCCGGCCTTGTCGAAGCGCATCCCGGCGATCCGGAACGGGATGGTGCGCTCGATGTAGCAGTTGAGGCAACCCTCAGAGACTTTGGTGCAGCCGTGGATGAAGTTCCACGTCCGGTCCGTCCACTCGATCTTGCTGTCGTCACCCACTCCTACCGCCCGACCCGCCGTGACGTTCTAACGGTTCGTCATCCTGTACATCGGCTTGCGCGACGGCGCCTACCCGGCCAGCCTTGTAAGCCAACGGCCAGATAGCTTTCACGAACAACGCCACCACTGGGGCGACGAACTCCAACGGAACCAAGTCGGCGTAATCACTATTGACCAGTGCCAGTGCGGCGGCATCCATGGCCTCTTTGAGCGGCATCGGTGATCCAGTGTTGGCCGCTGCGCTCAGGGGTTCGTGACGTTCTGCCGGGCCGCGCAGCTCAGCGACGGTGATCCCGAGTCGCCCAGCGATGGTCGGGGTGATGAGGTTCCCGTCGTTGTCGAAGTGGTGATCGCGGAGCGCGAACACGGTTGGCGTGTCGTCGGCGACCCATGCGGTGGCCGTTCTGTTGACCATGACTAGTGCGGACGGGTCTGGTGCGTTCTTGAGGTCGTCTTCGGTGATGGCGACAGGCCCCACCTTGGCCAGTAGTGCGGTGACGAGTCGCTCGTAAAGCTCACCGGGTGTCGGGTCGTCTTCGTCGAACTGGTCCCGTAGTCGCTCGATCATCCTGATCAGCCGGCGCGCGATAGTTCCCAGCTCGATAGCTGAATCCGAGAACTGGGATTTGGGTTGGCGGCCGAGGAGCCGGGTGTACTCCCGGAGTACCCCCTTGGCCGATTCCAGATCGATCGGGGGACGGACCCGGCGTGGGGAGCTACTGCCGGGCATAGGTGTGCCGTCGACGCGGGCCTGCAACTGTTCGGCGGTTTCGATCAGCCTGAGCGTCATGGCCCCGGTCGCCTCGGCGGCGATGCCGAACGCGGACAGGTCCTCGGGCTCGGGTAGCAGCCCGAGGAATCGGTTGAGGACTGCCCGTGCGGCATTCAGGTCGACGAGGCGTCGCGCTGGGGGACTGTTGGGCATGGGGAACGCATCTCCTCTGGTTAGTGGGGCAGGAGCCCCGGTCGGAACTCCACCTGGCGGGCGGCGTCGGGGCCCAGGCGGGCCAGGACCCACATGAACACGGCGATCAGCGTTTCGGGGGCGGCGAGCAGCGCCGGCCGGCCGTCGAGGATCACCAGGTAGTGCAGTCCGCCCCGGTCGGGCAGGGTCAGGGTTGGGTACATGTGCCCGTGGCTCGCTACTACCGAGGCGTCGTCGAGGTCGACGGGCCAGCGGTACTCCAGCACGCCGAGCCCAGCGGCGATCTGGAGCGCCTGGATCTGTTGCTGTGGTTTCGGCTTGCTCGTGTCGATTCCTGGGGTTTCAGGGGTTTCAGGGTCTGTCATTGGGTCTCCCGTTCGGGGGGTGGTCACGTCTCAACGTCTCATGTTACCCGCGTCATGGATGCGGGGCAATGCGTGGGGTCTGGCGTGTCGCGCCGTGCGGTCGGCCCGTCAGTGAAACACTGCATGTTGTGAGCACCCCACCCCGGGTCACCGCCGAGCAGGCCGCCGACGCCGTCGCCCGGATCCACGCACGCCGGCACGCCGTGGACGACCCCAACGCGCACCGCCTCGACGACGACGCGCTTCAAACCCTGCTCTACCTGCGCCAGCACAGCGACGGGATCCCCGACACTGTCCGCCAGGCCGACATTGCCGATGCCCTGCTGCTTCGGGTGCATCTGTGGTGGGAAGCGGAGTCGCTGGAGCTGTGGCTGCTCAAAATGGCTGCGCAGCTCGGGATCCCACACCGCCAGGTCGGCCGGGTGCTCGGCATCCGCACCAGGCAGGGTGTGCGTGACCGCCGTGACCGCAAGGAAGCGCTGCTCGGCCCGGCCGGGGTGCCCGATGAGAAGCTGACCCGTGCCGGCCGCCGGCCCGCGACCGACGCTGACACCTGGCTCTCCCATAACGGCCCGCAGGTCCGGGCGCTCGCGTCGACGCTGCTGGCCAACCAGTCCCGGCTGCCCGACAGTGACTACTTCGAGGACCTGGCCGTTGTACTGCCCGGCCCTCACGAATCTGCCCAGGTGGGTGCCAAAGTGATGGCCGTGCTTCGGCTGCTCATCGCCGAGTTGAGGTCGGAGACCGGATGCCTACCCGGCGACCTTAAGGAAACCCTCGCCTGGGGTACGGAGCTGGTCACCGAACACCGCAAGCTGCTCGGCCCGGCGTAGAGCCTGACCGTCAGTGTGGGCGTTTGGCTGCCAGGTCGGTGCGGGCGCCTTGGCCCGCCCGGCCCGCCATGAACGCGTCGACGGTGTCCGGGTACCACCACGGGACGCGGTCGGCGAACTCCCCATCGCGCGGGCAGCGGGCGCTGCGCCACGCGTCTCGGGTCATGCCGGCACGGGCAGCAGCCTGTGCTCCGAGCAGGACCAGGCGCCCGTCGACGGTGATGACCATTCCGGTGACCATTCCGGTTCACGCTCCAACTGTGATGGTGACGCTGATCGTGAGGGTCCACGACGCGTTGTTGCTGCGGGCCTTGTTGCAGTGTGCGCAACTGGGCTGGACGTTCTCGTGGCGGTAACTTCCGCCCGGGACGATCCGGTCGGCTTCGAGCGTCTCGTAGGTCAACACGGCCGTGCAGTGCACGCATGCGCAGGTCTCGCCGTTGCCGTAGGTGCGCAGGAGCCAGAGCTTGCGGTTCTTGCGGTCCTGGTTGTTGCCGCGCTTCTCGCCGCCGGGGCGACGGGTGGTGGTGCAGGTCTTCGTGGTCCTCGTGCTCCGGGGGGTTGCGGTCCGTGTCATACCCCAACTTTAACACGGTACCGTGTGGAAGTCTATGGGGTCTGTGTCTTATCACGCCGATTTCGCCGCCGAGAACATGGCGTGCCGACTGCGACTGGGGACTGCCGAGACAACGCGGACAGGGTCCACGGCATCATCCCCAACCTGCTCAGAGCGACACGGACCACAGCTCCCCTCGAACTGCCCGCGATGGCCACGCCTGCACGGAGCCCGCGCCGGGGCAGGCACATCCGGCGCAGGGAGCGTGCCCAGGTTCTCAGGCTGTAGCCGCCACCGAGCCGCGCCGAACACCGTCGACGCCGAGTCGTACCGCTCGCCGAGGATCCCGGCCAACAGCTTCGGCGACCAACCAGCGTCCAGTGCGTTCACAACCAGCCCAGCCAACTCGGCAGCGTTCGCCCCCCGTGGTTGGCGGGCCTTCGGCACCGACGCCAGCCGGTACGCGTCCGCAAGGACGATCTCTGCCGTCTCGGTTTGCTCCAGGGTTGGCACCACCACCTCCACCGGTTCGATTGGTGGTTGGTCGGTGAGCGTCTCTGGCTGTGGTGGTGGTGGTTCTAGGTCTTGGTTCTTCTCAACTACTAGTTCTTCTTCTCTATGTGGTGCGGATGAGCCATTTATGGGTGAGCCGTCGACGGATGAGCCATGGATGGCTGATCCGTGTATGGTTCCGTCCCAATCGTCTGTTTCGTTACCACCCCCCTGTAACTGGGGCATGGTCTGACCTGCGAAAACGGGCCGGAAGCTGACGTCCCACCGCCAGACGAACTTGCCAGTCTCAGGATCGTTGGTTCGGGTCTGTCGTAAATGTCCACGATTGCGTAGGCCGCGCAGCACCGTATCGACTGCTGCCCTCCCCAACTCCGGGGCGAGCCTGTCAATCCGCTGCCGGGAGCACCTGTACCCCGACTTCATCGTCAGCAGCGCCGCGAGCAGCGCCCGCTCACGCAGCGTCATCCCTTGGAAGCTGACACCAAGAGCCTTGTCGTCGTCGCCACGGTGGAGAGCGTTCGGCGAGATCAGGTACCTGTCGGCGAGGGACTCGGCAAACACCGCAATCTCGATGTCGCCGCCGCTCACGATGCCCCTGCCCAGCTACGGCAAGGGGAACTCGGTGTAGTCATCTGCGCGACTCCCTTATCGATGGGGTCGCGTGCGAGAAAATCACCAAGTACACTGAAGGTGGACTTGGGTTCCCCCCCACGCATGGCTGCGAGGTCCATGCTCTCGCCGGATGCGGATCCGGCGAGAGCAGTTTTTTTGCCTACGCGCAGGCTATGCCGCGTCGACCTGGTTGGTGGTCTGTTCGCCGGGATCGGCGATCCCGAGCCGGTCCAGCTCGGCAAGGAGTAGGTCCCGCAGGAGCCCCGAGCGGCTGACCCGGCCACCTTCACACACGACGTCCATCCGGCGTAGCTCATCGTCGTGGAGGGTTAGACCGACCTGATTGGTGCGTCTGGGCATGGTGCTTCGGCGTGGTCCTCTACGCCTGGCCGGGTCTTCATGCATGGGCGACCTCCTCCATGATCTTCGGTCTTGTCAACGATATACTACCGTTGGTGGTTGCGGGACCCCCGAACCGGACACGCCGGCCGACACCATCCCAGTTCCCCGGATGTCGCTCTGGGCGTTCCTGTACCCTGGCCCGTGTTCCCCTGCGCGTCCGGGGGGCCGATGGCAGGGGCCGCTGCGTACAACACGACCCTGCTGGTGGCGGCGCTACCCGGCTGGCCGTCACCTGACCGGACCCCACGCGCAGAATCCGCCCCACCGCCCAGACGGGCGGTGGGGCGGATCTGGTTTTGCGGCCGGTACAGCAGACAAGGGCAGGGCCCCGACGGGTCGCCGTGCAGGCACCGTGTGCGTACCCGCTCACCACGGCGGGTGCCGATGTGATGGACGGCCCGAAGGTGCCCACACACGCACAGCGGGTACGGGCCGGTCACAGCTCGACCAGGTTCAGGTCCAGCCGGGTGGGGACACCGGCGGCGAGCCCCACAGCCCGGCACACCCGTTGCAAGGTGGACAGCAGCGGGTTCGCAGCCACCTCCACAAGGGCTATCGCGTTGCCGGTGACCCCGGCGTGGACGGCGACCGCCGGGCGGGACAAACCCCACGCCCGCCGGGCGGCCTCAAGCTGTGCCACCACCAACCACAAGTGGTGCCCGTCGGTGGGGGTCATCGCCGACAGCATCGCCACCGTCGGGTTCTTGGACAGGTCCGGGAACCCGACGGGGGTCAGCGCCAGCCGTCGGCCAACATCAGCGCAGTAGTTCTGCACTGTGCTGGCGAGCCAGTGCATGGTGGTCGACGTTTCGAAGTCGAACAGGACGGTCGGGTGCACCCCGCGCCGGGCGGCCATGGCGTCACGGGTCATCAGGTCCCGGCGGGCCGCCACCAGGCAGTCCCGTAGCTGCCGGCGGGCGTCCGTGTCCGCCGGGTCAATGTCGGGGGTGCGAGTCACAGAGCTGCCGCCACGGTGACGTGGGTGATCTGCACGGGGTCCCAGATGACCGCTGCGACCCCACCGCCGGGGGTGCCGGTGAGCGTGTAGTTCGCGGCTGTCACCCGCGTAGAGGCGCGCTCCTCCGGCCAGGTAGCGAGGGCGTAGTCGGCGCAGTCCGGGTGGTACGGGGCCGACCCGGTCACGATCGCCACCTCCGCCGCGACCACCTCCACCGGGCGGGGGACCACGAACACCGCCGGCCCGTCAGCACGGGTCCCGCACAGTTGGCACCGCCGCCGGGCCATGCAGTCGTTGACCCTCGACTTGATGATCTCGCCGAACAGGGGAGTCCCGTCGGCGTCGATCACGGTCACGTACGGCACGACCAGCCCGTTGTGCGACGGCCGGCCGTCGCACAACGGGGGGATGCCAGGACCGGTCGCTGTCACACTCACGTGCCTCTCCTCCCTACAACGACCGGGTGTTGACGGTGGTCAACGCAGTCCGGACCCGGTTGACCGGCCAGTACGTCGCCTGCCCAACCAACCGCCGGCAGTGGGCTTCCGTTGCGGCGTGCTCCGGGCCGGTCCAGGTCCGGCACGCCCGGCAGGTGCGACGCCCGGCGACAGTCAACGCCCCGACGTCCTGGGCCAGGTCCTCGGTCTCAACCATGAGACGGAGCTGCTCGTTCACCCACGCCCGGTGGGTCTGCACGTGGGCGTCGGCCAGCGTCCCCCGGTATGAGGACCCAATATCGGGGTCCCGCACAAGGTCCCAATCGACCTCGTGCGGGGCGCGCGTCGAGCTGTGCCAGCTCGCGGCTGTGTCGTTGTCGTCGATGTAATCGTGCGGCTCAGCCGCAACGAGACGCACCGCCTCCGCCTCGTCAGGGTCCCCTGCCGCGACCCACACCACATGCACGGTGGTCACTTCAACCATGACCGGGTACTCGTCCAGCTCGTGTGGCACCTGGGCAGGCATGGGCCACCTCCGGTCGGTTGTTGTGGTGTGTTCTCCGGGTTCATCCCGCATCGGTCACACCCCCGTTTCCGTACAACTCGTGCAGCCGGGCAAGGTAGCGACGCTCGGCCTCGGCCGGTCCCCAGCCCTCAACCTTGACGCCCAGCGGGGGCACGTCCTCGACTGCGGCCCACGGCAACGGCGGCGGCGCCATGAGCGCGTCGCGCTCGTCATGGAGGATTCGGTTGTCGGCCTCCTTGACTTCGACCGGGCAGGTGTGATCGAGACCGAACCGGTCGCAGATGACAACCATCAACCGGTCCTCAGCCGCCTGGTACGCCGGCATTGCAGCTTTGAGTGGCCGGATCATGTCGCCCATGTACGCCTCGGTCGCGTCATGCAGGAGCGCCCACAGCGCGTGCTCAGGTGCGACTGCGTAGCTCATCAGCACGCAGTGCTCGGCCACCGAGTAGAAGCGACTGACGTGCCCGCCGTAGCGGCACAGCAGCGACAAGGCGTGCGCGATGTCCACGGGATCGACGTCGTTCACGTTTGGCGCGAGCGGATAGAAGGCACGCCCGGTGAAGGTCTGCATCCATGCCTGCATCCCAGTGGGGTCGGTGGCACGTAGCGCGGCGAGGATGTGCCCGAGGTGTGTGGGGGTGCCCCGAACATGGAAGGTGACCACGCCTGTGCGCGGGTCCTGGTGGGCAACAGCGTGCGGCTTCAGGCCGGGGCCTGCCCACTCGTCGACCAGCGCCTCGGCGTCGGCGGCGGTCGCGACCAGAAGCCGGTCTGATGACTCAGTCATTGGCCGCTGCCGATTCGACGTGTGGGCATCGGTAGCCCGACATCATCATCGGACACACGTCGGCCACGTACCGGTCGTGCGGCATGTGTTCGGCGGTGACACCCCTGGCCCGCCAGGCGGCGGCGTCGGAGTGGCCGTACATCTCTACCCAGGCATCGTCTTCCGTTTCGGCCTGGGAGCCTTCGAGCACCCCAAGCGGGCAGCCGCACGCCTCGCGGAACACCCACTGGGTACGCGTACGGCCACCGGGAACTGCCTCGGCCGCCGCGTGCGCCGCAACCTGCCGGTCGACGATCGCCAACAGGTGCTCGCCGTACTCGGTGTACACCTGCTTCACCTCATCGCTGTCTTCGGTGATCCGGATTGCGCCGGGGACACCACCGGGCCGCACCTTCAACCCTGGGATCACCTGCCCGGTTTTCGGGTCGGTGACCGACCCGTCAGCGCGGCGCTGGCCCCGCCCCAGCAACGCCTTCACGAACCTTTCCCGGACCTGGGTCACCTCCTGGACCTCGTCCGGGTACTCCACCGCCACCCACCACGCCAACGCCTGTGGGTCGGCAACGAACGCGGCCTCTTTGGATACCGGCAGGACCACTGAGCCCAAGCCGGGCAGCTTCCACGACGGTGCGGTTCCCTGCTCGACCAGCTCGCGGGTGGCCTCCTCGTCCAGTGCGCGGCGAAACACCCCGGCCTGGCGCAGTGCTGCCGAAGCCAACGCCTGCAACCGCAGCACCTGCTCGATGCGCTCGCGGCGGTTCATGCCGCAGCGTCCGCAACAGCGTGGGACAGCGTCGCTGCCGTGGTGCGACGCAGGAACGCGGCCCGCTCGCGCAGCAGGGCCTCAAGGCTGGTCAGTTGCCCATCAGGGCCGTAGACAACAGCGCTGGCCTGGCCGACAGCGTCCAGCTCCCGGAACTTGGCACCCAACTCCGGCGGGGTCCGGCCGTCTTCGAGGGCCCAATCCCGCACGGTGATCGGGTTGAGTGGTTGGCCGACAGCGTCGCGCTCCAACCACCGCAGGACGATCTCGCCGACTTCTTCGGTGGGCTTGTCGAAGGTCTTGTCCCGCAGCTCCGGGCAGATGCTCTTGGAGATCCGGGCAACGGCGTTGTCCATGTCGAGAATGACGTCGAACTCACTCTCGATGTTGTCGCGCTGCTCGGGTTTGAGACCGATCTTCCGTGGGGCCATCTTCCCGGCGGTGTTCAACTCCACCACGTACTCGGTTTTCACCCTCATAGTGACGATGAGGTGCCCCGGGTACCCCAGGACGGCGTCCATCATCTGCCGTTCGACCGGTCGCATCCGCTTCCAGCCCTCGAACGAGCTTGCGGCGGCGCCGACCTTGTCGAGCATGCCGTCTTCGCCGCCCCAGAACGGGGACAGCGTGTCGATGATCAACGGGTTGATGCCTTGTTCTGCGGCGGCGATCGTTGCGCGCGTCAGGTCCTCAGGGTCGAACGTGGCCATTGGTAGATGCCGGAAGGTGAACAGGTCGGCGTACTTCCGGGCACGGTGCCTGTCGGTGTCGATCAGGCCCGGGTTGTCGCCAAGTGCACGAGCGAGCGTCAGTGCGCTGAATGTCTTACCCGATCCTGATACGCCGGTCAGCGCCAAGCGGGCCCAGCTACCAGTCTTCACAGCCTGGACGAACTGGAACGGTGTGGTCATTGGGGTCAGATCTCCTCAGTTGTAGTGGGTGACCGCCCCTGTTACCGTTGCAGAACGGTGCAGCCCCCCGGTTGTATCCGTCTCCGCGCAGCCCCCAGTCCTGCAACGCTCAGGGTTCCAGCCCCTGTTGCAGCGGTCCGGGGGTTGCGTGTTTTCTACCCCTTGGGCTTGAGTGGCCCACCCCCGCCTGGCGGTAGGGCTGGGGTCAGCGCCTTCCCGTCCCACTGGATCCGCCCACCTTGCAGCAGCCAAGGGATGATCGTTGACAGCCGCCAGTAGATGACCCGCTGCCTGCCGATCGCCCTACCGTATGCGTCCGGTTTGGGCAGCTTCGTTGTCCCTGCCGTTGCCGGCAGGTTCCAGGCGTAGACGGTGTTGGGCTGACGTCCAGTCAGCTCGGCCACTCCGTCCACGCCGATCAGGGTCGTGTCCGAGATCAGCGCGCCGTACTTCGCGTCGCCATCCAGGCCAGGGTCGGCGAGGACGGCGCGGATCTTGGCCAGGGCGAGGTCGTTCACCGTGGCCGGGTCGAGGACCTCGTCGTCGACCACGTTGGACTCCATCGTGCTCATGAGGGGTAGCACCTCCTTCTCTGTGTGTTGGGGCTGGCCAAGCCGTCCCTATTCTATCCGGCCGTGGAACGCGGGGCAATACGCGCGCGTGATCTCGGGGTCTTCGCTGCTCGCCGGGACTTTTTGCGGGTCTCACTGGCACATTGCTTGCACTGACTCGCGCGCCCGTCGAGAAGCCCCTTGGCCGGGTAGAACTCGTCGAGGGGCTTCACCGCCCGGCAGCCCCGGCACGCTTTGAAGCCGTCGGGAGCCGCCGGCAACGGATCCGGGGCCGGCCCAGCAGCAGCACGTTGCCGCTTGAGTTTGCGGCGCTCACCCTCGGTGAGTCCTCCCCAGATACCAGACGGGGCGTCGATCTTTATGGCCCAGTCCAGGCACTCTGCCTGGACTTCGCAACCTCGGCAGATCCGTTTCGCGACGTTGGTCTCCCAGGACGTTCCGGCGCCATGCTCAGGGAAGAAGGCCTCCGCGTCGGTCTCAAGGCATGCCGCGAGGTCTGTCCAGTCCTGCCCGGCGAGTTGGAAGGCTGTCACGACTGACCGTGCCCATCGTCGTCGTGGGCAGGGTGGAACCGGCCGTGGTCGGCCACGGGCTGGGTCCAGGTGGTGCCGGTGTCGAGGTCGGAGCCGTGGGCCACCCGGAAGTGGTCCCCGAACTGACCACCCACCAGCTCATGATCGGCGTTGTAGTGTTCCGGGTATTCGTCCAGGGTGTCGATCCGTTGGTGGTGGCCGTCGGCGGTCAGGAAGACGTCGCCCTCATGCAGGGTCACCCCCTCCACGGTGTCGCCGGGGTCGGCTGGGCGGCCCACGGGCGACAAGTTGTGCATGGCAGGGGGCGGCGATTCGCCGCGCCCGATGGCGCCCAGCACATCGTCAATGATGGTCATGGTGGGGGCCTCCCTGGTCTCCGTCTCGGTGGAGGGGCTTGTCCAGCACCCCTTAACTCTCTACATTACCCGCTACTGGTGGGCGGGGCAATACGCCGTCGGTGGTGAGCCACCCCAACCGACCCCGATACAGCACCGGCCAATCCGCCGGCACCTGCCACTCCTCCAACTGCCAACCCACCCCCGGGGCTTTGGCCTGCGCCGGATTGGCATGGCACCACGTGTGACACGCCCGGCAGGCGTGCAGCACGTTGACCAACTGGTTGTTCAGCTCTTTCGCCGCCCCGTGCCGCCCGCCGTCCTTGCGGCCCTTGCGGTGCGCCGGGTCAACCGCCCGCTCCGTGCATCCATCCCGCGCGATCTCACACCGGCCGCCGGACCGGGCTGCCAGCCCCCGCATCGCCACCGCCGGCAACGCCGCCTGCACCCGATGCCGCTTGACCGTCCGCGCCGCCCGCAACGCCACCGTCCGGACCAGCCCGCCCGTACGCGCCAGCGGTTTCCCCGCCGCGAGCGGACCTCCGCGCTTCAACGGCCCGCCCCGCTTCACCGGTGATCGCCGTACATGCGGCCCACACCGGGGTACAGGCAGTGGACCGACACCGGTGCTGCTGGCGCCTCGGGGAAACCGAGACGCCGCACGGTCACCATCTCGCCCTCGACGGCCAGCACCACGTACTCCCATTGCGGGCCGTCGATGAACCTGACCACGTCCCTCGGGCGCGGGTCGAACGACACGAACACCTTCGCCAAACACTTCGGGCAGTGGTACACCCAGTCGCAGCTATCAGCACCGTGCCCGCCCATTGACCGTGAGTCGTGCCCGAGGAACTGGCCGTTGCACATGCCGCACATGCGCCAGAGGGCGCTAGCCACGGGGCACCTCCACCAGCGGGACGGCGGGCGGGGCCGGGAGGTCAGCCGGCCACAGCACCGTCACACCGATCCCCCGAACGACGATCACGTCCATGACCAGGGCCAGCGCCGTAAAGGTGCCGTCCTCGTCCCGGGCCTGGTTGGTGGCCCAGTACTCGACGGCCCGGGTGGCAACCCGGGCCACGGACGCAGCTTCACGGGGCGACAGGGCCACCGCAGACCGGTCCTCTGTGGCGGCGGCCCGGCGAATGACCTGCCTGGCCGCGATCACATCCCGGGTTGCCCGGACAACCACAGTCCTGGACGTGGTGGAGTTGACGGGCCGGTCGGCGGCCAACTCCGTGACCAGGTCACACGCGGCGATCAGAGCCTGCCCGGCGACCGGCCACAGGGCCCGCCCGACCCGGTCACCCAGGTGCAGCATGACCGGCCCGGGGCAGTCGGGGAGCTTCCCCAACCCGGGATGGTTGTTGCCGCCGGTGCCGTTCGGGTAGGTCCACCGCTGCCACCACGCACCCCGGTCACCCTGCACGTTCTCCACGTCGATCCCGCAGTACAGGCAGTCCCGCCAGTGGTCGCGGTCCTTATGCCACGAGTGACGGCGCAGGGCCGGGTTGTACACCGTCACGCGCCGGTTGGGGTTGGTGCGCTTCACGGCGGCGGCCCCGGCCTGCGGGGCTTCGCTGCTGGCACCTCGGCGGGCCACGCGGTCACCACCGCCCGGCCGACCTTGCCCAACGTGGCGTTGAGGGCCCACGCCACGGCGACCACCACCGCCCCGGCCAGGCGCTCAACCACAGGTTCGGTCCAGGTGGCCCCAACCCGCCGCAACGACACCCTGTGCCCGGTCATGACGGCACCGGCAGGTGTGTCACCACAGGCCAGTCGACGACTGTGTAGCTGTCCACGACCCGGCCCGCGTCCGGACCAACAACCCGGCTGCACCCCGCGTAGATGCACCACACCTCGTCCGTGGGGGAGGTCGGGGTCCGGTCGTCCCACGTCTCGCCGCACACCGCCATCGCCAAGCCGTCCGGGGATCGCCGGACCTGCCCGAGCAGCGGGGTCCACATCGGACCGAGCCCGTCGATGACCGTGCACAGCCGGCACCGGTCGGGCTCGTCGGCGGCGGTGTTGAGCCGGTCGACAAACACGTAGCCGTGCGGGGGCATGTGGCACACCAGCTCCACGACGCTGTCGTTCTGCGTGACGGCGCGTACCCGGTGCTGGCGGCCCCATCCCGTCGGCGTCCACAACCCCGGCGCCAACCCGACCTGCCCGGCGCTCATCGGGGACCACCGCCCTCGTCCCGCCCGCCACGGTGAGCAGGGCAGAAATCTGGGGCGGAACGGCTCCCCTTCCCTTTGAACGGGCGGGTCAGCCAGCCGGCCTTCTGGGCAGCCAAGCGGGCGTTGTTCTCGGAGAGCTTGTCCCACCGTCCGCCACCACGGAAGGTCGTGGCGCACCCGTACCGGTCGCAATGCACTTCCCATACCGGGTCCACGACCCGTCGGGCGCTCATCGGGGGCCGCCTGTCGGCCACGCCGCGAACCAGATGTGGGTCGGGTACTCGTGTTCAGCCCCGTCGTCCAGGCGGATGGTCACCCAGTCGCCGCGCTCGCCGCGCCTGTCCACGGGGGAGCAGTACGCGACCGGGCCGGCGAAGTTTCGGATGAGGTGCCGACCGTTGAAGCCCCGGTCCCAGACGCCTTTGACGATGTCACCTACCTCGATCCGGTCGACCCGGATGTCTTCGGGGTCACCGGGTGGGAACTCCCACGCGGGGGTGCCGACGACCGGGGTCAGCGACGCGGCGATGTCCGGGACCGGTTCGCCGGCCTCAAGCCGGTCGTACACGTCCAGGTAGGCGGCGCTCAGCGCCCGGGTCGCGGCAACGTCGGCGCCGGGGGCGGGTTGGCGTACCGCTACCTCAACGTCGGCAGCACCCAGGTCAAGCCCATGTACCAGTCGCTGCGCCCATTCGACGTGCCTGGCGAGCTGGCGTGACGCGTCGTCGTACCGGCCGCCGGTGCGCCTCCACAGTTGCTGCCAGCGGTCAACCTTGGAGGCGAGCGCCGCCGACCATGGGGTGCTGGCCGGGGTGTCCCACTGCATCCCGTCCCGGCGCCGGCCGGTGACCCCGTCGTACTTGACGGTCTTCGGCCAACTGCTGCTGGCCAGGGAGACACTCTTCGGGTTGATCCGGGTGACCTTGTACCAGCCGTGCCCCCCGACCCGAGCCCAGTCACCTTTGGCGAAGTCTTCCGGCGCCCCAGCAACGAACTCACCGGACGCGGCCAGCTCTTCGAGCACCTTCCGCCAGTGGCGGATCTCTTCTGCGAGCCGGTCGACCTCGCGTTGCGACTTCTCTCCGGTTCCGCCGCTGGTCAGGGAGTCATCCCGGCGCCGCTCCCACTGCCGCACCTCGGCCGACAAGGTGTCGATCCGGCGCATCGTGACCCTCGGGTTGTGCCGGGCCTTCTGGTTGGCTGCTACACCGTCGGCCCGGTCGGCGAGGTCCCGGGCGTAGCGGCGTTCGTCGGCGGCGTGCTCCTGGCTGCGGCTGGCCCGCTCCCGACGGTTCCGGTCAGCCGGGTAGGAGTAATGGTCGACTAGCAACGGCTGCCCGAACGGGATCGAGTCGTGGACCCGGTCGGCGGCGGCCTGGTGGCCGGCGGCGCGGGTAGCGGCGAGGCCTGCGCGTTCGTCGAGCCGGTCGGCGCGGACCTCAGCCCGGTCGGTCCGGGCAGCCTCCCGTACGGCGGTGGGCCGCCACCGGTTGTCGATCTGGACGGTGACCACGTGGTCGGCGTCGCGCAGCGCCTGCGCAGCGCGATCGGTCTTCTCCTGCTGGCCGTCCTTGTCGCGGCTGTTTTTGATGTAGATGCCGACGGTACGACCCCACGTGAAGCCGTGCCGGCTGACGATCTCCAACACGCCGTCGCCCTTGTGGGAGCCAGTTAACAGGGTCCCGTCGGCGTGGGTGTGGCTGATAAGGATTGCGGTCATCGTGGTGCTCCTTGGGGAACGGTGAGCAGGATGGCCAGCGCCGCATGGGCGGCGGCGACCCGGATGGTGCTGTGCGCGGCGTCGCGGCGGCGGTGCTCTTCGCGTTCGGCGGCGCTCACCGAGTGACCGAAGACGACCATCCCGCCGATGCCGCCCCCGTCGGTGACCACGCGGTGTGCGATACCGACCAGGTCGGCATGCGCAGCAGGTGTGCCGATCCACCGGCGGGCCTGGGGCAAGCTCGCGAACTGGACCTCCAGCTCGGGCAGGAGCGCGGCCAACTCGACGAGCGGCAGGTAGATCGCCCCCCACGGTGTGCCGGGGGTTTCGAGGCGTTCCACGGCCCATTGCCCGTCCGTCGACTGGGCTGCCCACACCTCCGGGCGGGTGCGCCCGGAGGTGGGGCCGCCGAGGAACGTGACCCGGCTGCTGGTGGTGACACCCGTCACCGGGGTCACGCCGTTCACAGCGCGTCCTCTTCTTGGCAGCAGCCGCAGCAGAACCGGTGCCCGGTGTTGCACGGGCCAACACCCAGTTGGTGCGGTTCGTGGCAGTGCTGGTGGTCGCAGTCGACCGGCTCCGGGTCGGCGCAGGTTTTGTGGGGCTGGAGCGCCCGGCATTGCTGGTCGGTGGGGGTGTCGGCGCATTCGGCGCAGGCGTCGGCGTGGACCCATCGGCCGGCGGTGTAGGCGAGGAGCCCACCGCAGGTGCACTGGGCGATGGCGGTGCGCAGTGCGGGTTGGGTGGTGACAAGGGTCAGGGCCGGTGCGGGCATGGTCGGGTTTCCGTCTCTGTGTGGGTGGGGGTTTCCAGCTCCCCTTCCGGTGTCCATATTACCCGACGTGGTAGCGCGGGGCAATATCTGGGGTCGACGTATTGCCCCGCGCTAGGGCATGGGGTAGCATAGTGGTTGTGAGGGGAGCTGGAACCCCTCCAACTGAGACGGAGAACCGCCATGGCCACCACGAAGACCGGACGTAAGACCCCCCGTCGGCGGTCCACTCAGGAGCGCCACGACGAGTACGTACACCTCACCGCGCTCGTCGAGCAGTTCGACCTCGCCGGGGACACGGACGGTGCGCTCGCAGCTCGCTTCGCCCACTTCTGCACCATCTACAGCGAGCGCAACGCAATCCTGATCCTGGCCCAGAAGCCGGACGCGATCGAGGTCCACGGCTACGTCGACTGGCAGAAGCTGGGCCGGCAGGTGCGCCACGGCCAGACCGGAATCCGCATCATCGCCTACACGGGCTCCCGTCCGAACAAAGGCAAAGGCGACCTCAGCGAGACAGACCCTGCTGTGATCGACCCGACCACGGGAAAGCCCACCCGTCGCGACTTCAACCCGGTGTCCGTCTTTGACATCACCCAGACCGACCCGATGGGGCAAGACGCCGAAGCGCTCGCCGCCGTGGCCCGGTTCGAGGCCAACCAGGCAGCCAAGGCCGCGTCATGACCGTGCGGACTGGGTCGGCGTACAAGGCGTGGACGCCCCGGCAGGCCGGCTACGACCTGCCGGCCACGGTCGTCACCACCAGCCACGGCGACGGGGGCTTTACTCAGCACTACGTGCCCACTCGCCACGGCGCCGTCTGCCGGACGTGGACCGCCCCATCCATGACCGAGGTGGCCCTGTGCCGCACCAGCAACACCGGCGCGACGTTCCAGGGCGAGGTCAAACACTTCTCGTACGGCGGTTGGATCGCCTACGACCACAACGGCCAGCAGGTCTGCGACCCGTTCGCCGACTACCTCGACGCCGAGGCGACCCTGTTGCGCTTGCGCGGCGGACGCCGCTGCCAGGCCACCTACCGCTGGAACGTTCTCCCCGTTAGGAGCACCCGGTCATGAATCTGAACCTGCGAGAGCTGATGACGGTCGACGTCCCAGCGGGTGACGTGCGGGGGTTGCGGGTGGAGCGGTTCACCGTGGACAGCACTTCACCCGGTCATCTGCGCGAGGTGCTGCGCGGACGGGGAACCCGACCGGGTACGTACACCCGGCTGCTCGCCGGGCACCGGCTGTGGATGACCGACACCGACGCCGAGCGGCAGGATCACATGCCGGCTGCGCGCCGCATCGCCCAGACCGGCACCCGCCGGGTACTGATCAACGGCCTCGGGTTGGGCATGGTGCTGCGCGTCGCCCTCGCCATGGACCACGTCGAGCACGTTGACGTGGTCGAGATCGACGACCGGGTGATCGAGCTGGTCGGGGCGCACTACACCGACCCCCGGCTGACCCTGCACCACGCCGACGCCTACGACCAGGCCCGCCGCTGGCCGGCCGGCTCCCGCTGGGACGTGGTCTGGCACGACATCTGGCCGGACCTGTGCACCGACAACCTGGACGGGATGGCCCGGCTGCACCGCTCCTACGGCCGCCGCGCCGGGTGGCAGGGCTCCTGGGGCAAAACCCTCCTGGAGGGCAAAGCTCGCGCTGACCGCAAGCAGGACCGGGAATGGGCGCGTGCACGGGCGTGGGTGGCGTCGCGATGAACACCCGGCCGCGTGACTCGCAACGCTCCCGCCTGTACAAAGCGGAGCATGTCCTGCTCATGTACGGGGAGAACGCGTTCGGCAGCAACACCGACACCCAACGGTGGGTGGACCGGGTACTCGGGGAGCGCTGGTTCCGGTCCCGCTGGCAACTCCCCACCCTTCCGGTGACTCCCGGTCGGGGCGGCACCGCCACCTCATGGGGCGGGCGGATCACCGTCGGGCCCACGGCACGCAACCCGGGCATCGTCCTCCACGAGATCGCCCACGAGATCATCCGCGTGACCCCTCGCGGCCCATACGCCTCCCACGGCCCTGAGTTCGCATCGGTGCTGTTGTTCCTGGTGCGGCAGGTGATGGGCCCCGCCCAGGCCAACGAGCTGCGGTTGGCGTTCGTCCGCGAGCGGGTCCGGCACCGTGCCGGCTGGGTGGTCCCAGCACCCCGCTATGACGTACCCACCCAGTCGACGGTGCAGGCCGCCGCCCGTAGGGAAGCCGCCCGCCCGGTCACACGCGCCGAGGCGCTAGCGGCGGATGACGTCTTGCGCCGGCTGGTCCGGGCCGGCAAGTTCGGCCCTGCGGGCTCCGCCACCCGCAACCACGCCCTCGAAACCGCCCGCACCCTCACCCGGGAGACGCTATGACCGACATCATCTTCGCCGAGCCCTCAGGTGACGTACTTCAACGATGGGACAACGCGGATCGGGTCCCCTCCCAGGGCGACCTGGTGTCGCTGCACGCGGGTGACCGTATGTATGCGGGTCCCGCCGGGCGGCGGGTCACCTGGCAGGTCCAGGGCCGGGAGTGGTTACACGCCGAAGTGATCCAACTGACCATGGTTGACACCGCTGCCGACACCAAAGCCCGCCGCACCGGCGAGGCAGACGTGGGTTGGCTGGCGATCGATTACAACTACAACCTGCCCGCGTTGATCGACTGGGTGCTCAGCGACCCGGAAGCGATCGACATGGGGTCCTTTAACCGCACATCACCGACGTTCTTCGCCGACCTGGCGGACGTGGTCGCCGCACTCACCGCCGACGGCGGGCTGTGGCGCCTGGCCGACGGTGTTGAGGGGGTGCGCGTCGTGACGTTGGCCGGCGGTTACGAAGACCTCGACCAGGGCATGGTGCGCGTCGACCTGTCCAACGGGCTGCGCCTGGTGTCCGCCCCGTTCTCGGCCAGAGAAATGGGCCCCGAGCGGGGCTTCCCAACAACCGTTGGGGCGCTGAAGACGGTGGCGCAACACGCCAACCGGGAGTACTCCCGCTACCGAAGGCTGACCCGTTTGTGACGTTTCGCGGGGTCGCACCCGTGGCTTGGCTTGGCCACCGCCGGGTGCGACCCCGCTTAGCGTGCGTTCCCCAAAGAACTACGACGCACCAGGAAGGTTACGCCATGTTCTACAGTGATCGCCGCACAGGCGGACCACTCTCGCACCGCACCAGGCCGGTGACCCCGTGAACTGGCTCGGGCCGATCCTGGTCAAAGAGTTCATCCAGACGGTCCTCCTGTGGATCCTGTTCACCCACGTGCAGCAGCAGTTGGCAATGTCCACGGCCCGCCAGATGGCCCTCGCCGTCGCCGTCGGGGCTGCCGTCGGTGCCGCGCTCGCCGCCGTGAGCCACTGGACCACCCGCCCGATGGTTCACTCCGTGTTGTACCAGTCCCTCGGCCGGCTCGCCGTGTGGGTAGCCCTCGCCGCGACTGTGGGTGTTGTCCTGTCCCGCAACGTGTGGGCCGGCGGCGCCGGGGTCGCCCTCCTGGTGTGCGCCGGGGCTGTCCCCGCATGGCGGGTGGCCCGCGCTGGGGCGCACCGGTGGCGACCCGGCCCAACCTCAGGCCCGTGGCTGCGCGCCCAGGTTGTCACCCAGTCGAAACTGGGGCAGTCCCCTTGATGGGGCCCTCCCACGCGATCAGCGGCGGCGCGGTGTGGTTGGCCGGCTGCGCCGCCGCGACCACCACCCTTGGGGCTGACCTGTCGTGGCAGGCGGTGGTGGTCGGGGCGGTGGTGTGCGCCGGGTGGGCGCTCGCCTCCGACCTTGACCACCCTGATTCCACCGTCGCCAACTATGCCGGGCCGGTTTCAAGGCTGGCTGCGCACGGCATCGCCTGGGCAGGGGTGCGCATCCACGCCGCTACCCGCACCCGCTGGGACCGCCCAGACGAAGATGGTCACCGGACCTTCAGCCACACCGCCGTGTACGCCGTTGTGATGGGTGTCGCGGCGGCGGCCGGTGGGCGCTACGGCGGGCCGTGGGTCGCGGCCGTCCTGGTGGCCCTCGCCGCCGACCTGGCCGGCGACGCGGCCCTGCCCGGCCGCTGGTGGGACATCCCGATCAAAACCGGTTTCAGAATCCGGTTCATGCGCCGCCCGTGGGCCAAAGGCCTGTTCGGGCGCACCGGGCAACGGTGGGCCCGCAACTGCCGCCGGGTGAACATCCCCACCTCAACCCTGCTCGCCGCCGCACTCGGATGGGCCGCGTACCAGCTCACCCCCGCCGACGCGTGGTGGCTGGGGCTCGCAGTCGGTACCGGGGTACTCGTGCACTGCGCGGGTGACATGCTCACCGACTCCGCGTGCCCGGTCGCGTGGCCGCTGCCCTTGGGCCCTCCCGGCCAGCGGCGGCGCTGGTACCCGCTCGGCCCGCCCCGCTGGATGCGCTTCCACACCGACGGCCTTGTCGAGCGCTGGCTGGTCCGCCCCGCCCTCGTAGCGGGCGCCGCCGCGTCCACCACTGTCCTGCTGTTCCCGCTGATACAGGAGAAAACCTGATGCCCGAATCTGGACCTAACCCGTTCGTCTACCTCCTCTGGTCGAACTCCGCCAACGCGTGGTGGGCAGCCGGCACGGGTGCCGGCCACACCAAAGATGTGTGGCAGGCGGGCCGTTTCGACAAGGACGCGGCGGCCAGCACGTGCGCCGCGTTTACCCCGGCCGTTGTGGTGATGGTGCTGGCCCCGGAGTACCACCACGCACCGTTCACCGCAGCACAGCTACGGGAGGAGGTACCGGACATGATGCAGCGCCGGGTCCGCGACGCCACCGACCGGGCTGTTGCCGACGCGTACGCCGCCCGCCAGCCGGGGTACCCGCCGGTGCACGTCTACTTCCTGCACGACACGCTCACACCCCGCACCGTCCGGGCCGTCCGGGACCTTGCCGCCGCGCCGGCCGTGGGAGACGTGTTCGACTTCCCGCACGCCGGCTACGAGGGCGCCGCCGTGACGTGGCGGGTGACCAGGGTCGAGATCACCGAGCAGGGTGGCAGCGCGACGGCGTACATGACCGACGCCGGGGAGGGACACCAGTGAGCCGCGCCGCCCAGGTGCGGGCCTTCGCCCGTGACCTGTCCGAGCGGACCGGGGTAAGCATTGAGGTGTCCTATGACAGCGGGCCCCGCTGGCATCTTGAGTGGAGCGACGGGCCTTCCCGCGACGCGGTCATCAAGGCGGCCACAAAGACGGACCTGGCCGGCGCCGTGATCGTGACGCACCGGCATTACTCCACCCGCGCTGTCGCCCTCGGCTCGATACGCCTGGCAGCCTCAACCACCACCTACGGGCACTCCACGGCGGAGACAAGGACCTGGCGGATCGAGGAGACGCTGGAGGAAGTCGACTATCCCGACCGGGCCGCCGACGCCCGCGAAGAGCACATGGTCAACCGGGTGTTGGTTGAGGCGACACCGGAAGGGTGGAAGTGGACTGACCGGGATCTCGTTGTTGCCTTGATTGGGCGGAAGGGGCTGGGGTGGTTACTCGCCGACGCAGACCCAGGTGTGGCAAGCCCCGCAGAGATCCTGACCGCCCGCTACGCCACGACGGGCGCTGAGGTTATCCAGTGGAATCGACACGCCCACCCGATGCCGGCGGCCGACGCGGTCCGGGCCGCGCTCGCCGACCCGGACCTGGGCGCCGTTGGCTCGGTGGCGTTGCTGAGGCTGCTCCGCCAGCTAAGGGAAGACCGGCAGCGGGCCGAAGACTTGGCGGTAGCTGTCGCCCAACGGGCCGGTGTGCCTTTGTGGGAGATCGCCGACGCGCTCGGGGTTGACAAGGTGCGTGTTTCCGGTGCCCAACACCAGGACACTGAACACACTCTCACCGGTACGAGGAAGGATGACGGCTGATGCCCACTACAGAGAATGAGCTGCCCACCGTTGTGGAGATGTTCGTCCGCGCGGACACCCTGATGGACACCGCGCACCGGGCGCTTGCCGACGCGGCCGACTGGCTGCGCTCGGACTGGCAGCCCCTCGGGGCTAGCTTGACCGACGCGCAGGCGGCCCGCCGCAGCAAGATGTTCGCCGAGATCGAGGCTGCGATGGCCGCAATCGAAAGGGCCAGGCGCTCATGATCACAGTTGTGTATCGGTACGGTGTCGCGTCCTGGTGGCGGGCACCAGAGTGGATCAGCGAGCAACTTCGGCTAGGGCACAACCTCGACAACGACCTTGTCTCGGTTGCCTACGAGCACGAGGAGGCCAAGGCCGCGCATTGGACGGCGTTCCCGCAGATCGCCGTTCACGAGGCCGCCCTAGCAACAGCCGAGACTGAGGCTGTGGATCTCTTCGCGCACGTCAAGCAGGTGCGCGGATGGCTGGGCAAGGCCAAACACGACAAGGACAAGCTCCGGGCCGCCGAGCTACGGGTGGACCTTGCCGCTGCGCAGGCCGATCTGAGGGCCGTCAAGGCCGGCATCGCCGCTCTGAAGTTGGAGCGGCGGACGTCGATCGCCGACGTGTACGAGCAGTCCACGGAGGCCCTGGCCGCGCTGTCGGACGACCGCAAGGCAAAGATCGGAGCCTTGTACGGGCGGTACTGCGGCAGCGACGGCGCTGAGGACGGCAGCGAGGATGCGGACGTGCTGCACTGGGCCAGCTTCAACGCCGCCGTCAAGCACCACGAAACCGCCCGCCAGCGGATGTTGAAGGCGCGTGGTGCCGGGCAGGCCGCCCAGCTCCACTACCACCGGTGGGACGGCACAGGTGCGGTCACCGTGCAGTTGATGCGCCATGCCTGGTCGCATGGGTGCGCACCGTCGGGTCCTCCGTGGCCGTGCAACCCGGACAAGCCGCGCCCAAAGGCCGTTGACTGCCCGAACCGGCAGGCCAAAGACCCGGCCCGGTCACCGCAACTCCTCGCTGCCGGCGGCGGGAAATGGGCCAACGTGTTCCAGCTCAGCCCGTGGTCGCGGGACCCTGTGGCGTGGAAACGCCAGCCCCGTACCGCGCGGCGCGGCACAGCAACCCTGACCCTCAGCGGCGGCCGGCGCCTTGAGGTCCCCGTCCTCGTTGACCGGGTCCTGCCCGCAACTGCTGACGTACCGCAGGCGCAGCTCGTGCGGTCTGAGGTAGCCGGCCGGATGGTGTGGCACCTGTGCGTGACGGCGATCCTGCCCGACCCGGAGCCGGTGACCACCGGCCCGACCGTGGCGGTACACCTGGGGTGGCGGCGCCGCCCGGACGGGCATGTCCGTGCCGGGGTTGTCCTACCCGACGGGCCACTCCCCCCACCACCCGCCGACCTGCTGCGGGCCGCGTCGTCGAGCCCCGGCCGCACCGGCACCGCCCCAACCCATGTCCCGCATCACCGCCCGTTCTTGGAACGCCACGACGGCTGGTGGGAAGTTGTCATCCCCGGCCCGATGTGGGACATCGTCGGCCGCCCGTCGGCAATCCGGGCACGCCGGGATCTCGCCTTCAACGAGATCCGGGACGTGCTGGTCAGGTGGTTGGATGAGCACCCGGAGCACGCCGACCCGCTGGGGCTCGACCTGGCCCGGGTCAAACTGTGGCGGGTGCCACGGGCACTGGCCGGCCTGGTACGACGGTGGGCCAGCGACGCGCAACTACCGGCCCTGTTCGCCGCGCAGTTGCTCCCCGACCTGGTCGCCTGGTGGCGACGGGACCTGCACCTGTACCGGTACGAAGTCGGCGAACGCCACGACCTGGCCGCCCGCCGTGACGACGTGTGGGGACAGATCGGGGCATGGCTCGGCCGGTCAGCCGGCCGGGTCCTCGTCGGGGACGAGGACTACCGGGCGCTGCGCCGACGCACCAGCATCGTCGACGACGACATGAGCGCACCGACCGAAAGGGTCGATGAGGCGGTCCGTGCCCGCGCGGCCTTCGCCGTACCGGGGCTGCTACGCGCAGCGCTGACCAACGGCGCGAGCCGGCGCGGCGTGACCGTGGCGAAAGTCCCGGCAGCGTGGGCCACCCGGGAACACCACGAATGCGGCCATGTCGCGACCGGTGACGACGACCAGTACAGGGAGCGGATCGTGGTGACCTGCCCTGGTTGCCAGGTTGCCTACGACCAGGACCGCAACGCGGTGCTGGTGATGCTGGAACGCGAGCGGGCCGGTAGCACGGGGGCGAAGGGGGACCGCTCGCAGCCCTGACCGCGCAGGCCAAGGGTTAGTGTCAGCACCGAGAACGGGGCCATAACTCCACAGTGGACAAGTGTCCAGGGGAGCACTCGCGACGATCTACGTTTGCGCTGCTCAACCTGCGGCTTTTTCCCCAAGCCGTGGCAATGGCGATCGCAGCGCCCTTTCTCTGCGAGCCACATGGTGAGCTTGCACGGCCAGACAATGATCTCGTGGCAATGGCGATCGCAGCGCCCTTTCTCTGCGAGGCGTCAGGACGTCAGCTACTACAGGTCTCCGTCCGAGTGACAACGGCGAGCGCAGCGCCTCGAACTCTGCGAGCGGCCATGTCTACAGAGGCCGGCGCATCGTCGGTTCGACGCGACAATGGCGAGCGCAGCGCCTCTTTCTCTGCGAGTGCGCCATGGGTTTACGCGGACTCCTGGCGAGGTACGTGACGACGGCGAGCGCAGCGCCTCAAATCTGCGAGGTCCGGGCTGTCGCGTTCGTCATGGGTGACGAACGCGATCGCAGCGATCCTTCTCTGCGAGTACGTCGACGACTCCGGCGCCGAGGCGAGGCGGTTCAAGTGGCAATGGCGATCGCAGCGCCCAAAGACTGCGAGCTTAGCTCCTCGTCGTAGTACCCCTGCACTGCAAGGTGGCAATGGCGAGCGCAGCGCCTGAAATCTGCGAGCCGGTGATTCGGTGCGGCCGGCGTTGGGTGGTACCTGCATGTGACCATGGCGAGCGCAGCGCCTCAACTCTGCGAGAAGGGGCAGGGCCTGTCGCGCGTACCAGGCCCGCGCGGTGACCATGGCGAGCGCAGCGCCTCAACTCTGCGAGTCCCGCCAGCTTGACTACCCGCTAGCCTGGATCAGGCCGGTGACCATGGCGAGCGCAGCGCCTCAACTCTGCGAGTCTCCACCGGCGTCATGCTCACTTCGCGCAACCCCAAGGTGACCATGGCGAGCGCAGCGCCTCAACTCTGCGAGGAGGGTCTCCCGTAGCAGCTCGGTGCAGCGTGACAACGGCGAGCGCAGCGCCTGAAATCTGCGACGCTATATCGTGAAGCAGGCGCACCATTATGAGCGTGGTGACAATGGCGAGCGCAGCGCCCCTCTTTCTGCGAGTACCTGAACCACGCCCGAGCGGCTTCCGTTGCCTGCGGCGTAGCAACGGCGAGCGCAGCGCCCTTTTTCTGCGAGTGCGTGTGCGGCGAGGCCGCAGTACTGACGCGACAGTGGCGAGCGCAGCGCCTAAAACCTGCGACTTGGTATCCCGATCCAGGCGGCCCGTGAGACCGCGTAAGTGACAACGGCGACCGCAGCGCCCTTTCTCTGCGAGGCTGCAATGAGTAACTACATGGATGTCCGGCGCAGGTAACGATGGTGATCGCAGCACCTCAAAACTGCGAGTGGATGGTCCCGATGTTGGTCGTGATCGAGGGCGCCGCGCGTGACAATGGTGATCGCAGCACCTCAAACTGCGAGGTCGTCAGCCGCACGGACGCGGCAAGGTTTGAGACCATGAGCGACAATGGCGATCACAGCGCCTCAAAACCTGCGAGCTGGATGCGGCGGCGGAGCATCTCCGCGTCGCGCGTACCGGCGACAATGGCGATCACAGCGACCACAAACTGTGAGATCCTCTCAACCGGTGCTAGCTTGCGCGCGACCGGTTGCGTGACGATGGTGATCGCAGCGCCCAAAACCTGCGAGCACGGCAGCGCCTCCAGCCCGACCGGTTGCGCGACGACGGTGAGCGCAGCACCCAAGAAGACACTGCGAGTTCGAGTACGTGTCGGCTCCTCCAAGGGCGACATGGGCGACGATGGTGAGCGCAGCGCCCAAAGTCTGCGAGTGATGGGGTGGCGCGAGCAGTACGACCGCATGCAGGTGGCAATGGCAATGGCGATCGCAGCGCCCAAAACCTGCGAGTCCATAGCTTGGATGGGTTACCACTCCGCGCTACGGCGCGACAACGGTGATCGCAGCGCCCCAACGATCCTGCGAGTACTGCTCCGGGTGCGAAGAATGCCCCGCCCCAAACGCCAGCGGCGTCGGGGGCGGGGCAACGTGCGCGGGGAGAAGCTAGGCCACGGTGACGTGCACCCCGTCCGCCAGGTCCACTGCACCTCCGGCGCGGGCCACCCGGTGCGCAGCTTCGGCGGTGAGCCCGGCGGCGACCAGGCGCAGCATCATCGCCGCCACTTTGGGTTCGGTGGCCGGCCAGCGGCGGGGTACACCCGATCCGGGGGCGGGGTCGACAGGTTGGAGGTAGCCGCGCCGGGTCCACACATCGGCCCGGCGGGGGGTGAGCCCGACAGCGAGCATGTCCTGGTAGCCGGCGTCGTTGTTCACCGCCGTGTCGGCGGTGTTGTCGGGTTGTACTGGGGCTGCCCGGTGGACACACCCAACGACAACAGGACCCGGGCGGCGCGGTGCGCGAACCCGGCGCCGCGCCGGGTATCGGGCCAGCGTTCCAACCACCGCCCCAACTCCCACACCGCCCCGGCGAGCACAAACCCGATGACCTCGAAGAGCACTGCCTCACCAACATGAACGCCCAACGGCTCCAACTTCACCAGCGCCGGTTGCGCCCACACCACCAGCACAGCGGCGACGTGTCCGAGCAGGATCGGCCACCAGGTCCGCAGCCGCGCGGCAAGCTCATCGGACATGCCTGCCTCCACGCGTAGCCTTGGGCCGGTGACAGACAAAGCCAACGGGTTGATCTGTTGACATCCTCCCCCGTCTAAGGGCGGGGGATTCCAACTGCAAGCGGTTGAGGTTCACGGGCGCTCAACGCCTTGCGGCGTGTCGCCCCTCCGGCACGAGACGGTTGTCTCGGGACTGGTGTGCAGTCCTGTCCTGCCGCGATGTTGATGCTGGCGTTGTGGTCGGCGTTGCAGGTAAAGCCGCAGGCGGTGCAACAGAATCGGGCTTGGCTCTCGCGCGAGTTCTTGTCGATCCATCCGCAGGCACTGCAACGCAGGCTGGTGTAGGCGGCTTTGACTTTCTGGACGCGGCCGGGGGCTTTGTCTTCGGTGCGCCGGGCGAGCATGCCCCACCCGGACGCGAGGATGGCCCGGTTCAGGCCGGCCTTCTGCCGGACGTTGCGGCCGGGGCTATCGACGGTGCCCCTTGCGGTCGCGGTCATGTTCTTGATCCGCAGGTCTTCGAGGCGGATCACGTCGAACCGGCGGGCGAATGCGGTGCTGGTTTTCTCGGTCCAGTCCTTGCGGATGTCCGCCTCGCGTGCCTTGAGCCGTGCGATCCGCTGACGCTCAACCTGCACTACCTCGGACCGCTTCGGTGCCCGAGCCTTGCGCCGTTCTGCCTTACGCAGTCGGGCCCGCTCTTTGCTGGACAGGCGAGGGCAGGCCAGTGTTTCGCCCGTGCTCAACGCGGCCGTGATGGTCACGCCCCGGTCGACGCCGACAACCGTTCCGTTTCCGGGAGACTCGATCGGGTCGGGGATGACCGCGAACGCGACGTGCCAACGCCCGGAGCGGTCACAGGTGATGCGGTACGACTTGCATGCCGCAACGGATCGCGACCAGCGGAACCGAACCCAGCCAACCTTGGGAACCTTGACCTGACCCCAGTGTCGGTTCAGCCGTTGGACATGGAGTCCGAAGGTGAAGTCGGTGATCCGGAAGCCTTCGTGGACGTACTTGCTGCGCCACGTCGGCCGCATGTGGGCGCCCGTAAAGAAGTTGGCCATGGCTTGGGCGTAGTCGCGCAGAGCCTGTTGCTGGACGTTAACCGAACCGGCGGCGAGCCACGGCTCGGCGGTGCGCGCTTCGGTGAGTTGGCGGCACTGGACGACGAAGCTGGGGGCCGACCGACGGGCACGCGCGGGCGTCCACCACGCTCCCTGTTCAACGGCCAGATTCCAGACGTACCGGGCGTCACCGCAGTGCGACAGAAGGGTCGCCTCCTGCGCCACGGTCGGGTACAGCCGATACCTGGACATGGAACCATAATAGCACCATGATGGTCCCATGAAGCATGTGAACCTGCGCCTACCCGACGACGTCCACGAGGCAGTCAAAGCAGCCGCCGAACACGACCGACGTTCCCTCAACAGCATGCTGATCGTCCTCATCGAGCGAGCCCTCACGGCAGACCGTCCAACCTCACCCCCGCCCTGAAGGACGAGGCACCCGCCGGACAAGGGTCGGTGGCTGCCGGATCCGCACCGCCGCCCCGGTGAATCGACGGCCCGGGTGCGCGGTTCAGAGTTTGAGGATGATCGCAAGGATCGAGCCTGCGAGGATCGCCGCCCCGCACAGGTACGCCCAGCCCAGATTCAGCCCGGTCGAGCGGCCTTCGGTCTTGTCGATCCTGGACGCCAACTCACGTATCCGCTCACCGGTACCGGCGCGCTGTGCCTCAAACTCGACGCGCGACACGAACGTGGCCGTCTGATCAGACAGGGTCTGACGAAACTCGTTGACCCCTTCGAAGCGTTTCTCCGTGGCCACTTCAGCCTTCGTGACGGCTTTCTCCGCCGCGATCAGCGCCGCCCCGATGGCCTTCTCGGCCGCGAGGAGGGCCGCGTCGATTGCTTTTGTCTGGGCGTCGAAACGCTGCTGGTAGCGCAGATCAGTTTCGACGAACAAGGCCCGGACATGCTCCAGGAGTGTGATACGTGAAGACCTCACACCCCACACCCCTTTTTTGGTTAGGCGCCGAACGCGTCGCCGGCAGCGGACAGTCTGGTAGCGAGGTCGACGACCGCTGTTGTGAGCCCGGCCAGTGAGGCGCCTACGGCGGCCGACACGGATGCGGTGATCGCGGCGAGTTGCGCATCGGTCAGCTCGATGGGCGGTGCCGACGCGGCGGCCTCGATCCGGTCGAGCTGCTTGCCCCGCGCGCCCTTATCGGGTCCGTACGCGCCAGCGCTGGTCTGTTCGCCGGCCCACAAATCGGCCAGCAGAACAGCCGCCGTCCGGCTGCCCACAGATTCGGGTTTGCCCCATTCGCCGTAGTCGAGATCCGTCATTGGGTCCTCCATGAACGTCGCGATATCGGCGAGCAGCACGTCCCACGGGAACTCAGGCCCAGGGTCGGTGTGGTCGCCGCCGTCCTCAGGCCAGCCGATCGTCCAGTCGTAGTGCCCGCAGATCCCGCGCGCGGCCGGGTCGCGCACGCCTCGGCCCACGACGCGCACCGCCGGGATGCCCCACTTGGCCATGTCGCGGGCGGCCTGGCGGGCGGCGTTGCGGATCGTCGCCCGGCTCACCGGATCCAGCCACTGCGCCCGCGTCTGGACGGTGCCGGCCAGCTCGTAGTGGATGCCGAACGCGTTGCCGTGCCACAGCGCGGTGTGGCTGCGATCCGTCGTCCGTACACAGTGGACGACCGAGTCGCTGTCGACGTGATAGTGGGCACTGGTCCCGTCGGTGCGCCTCTGGTCGTACGCCGCGCCGCTCTCGCCCGCGTCCGGGCCTTCATGGCCGGCGGTGTAGTGGATCGTCACAAAGCGGGGTGGGCCGTCCGGGCGACCACGCGAAAACGAGCGCGGGGGCACCCACGCCAGATCCGGATATTCGGGAGACTGCGCCATCACTGCGCCCCCTTTCGCCGCGTCGAAGGGGGACACTGGGCGCCGTGAACATTCCGATGAGCAGGGCCCTGTCGGTAGTTGCGGCGCTGGCTGTGGTTGTGGTGGGCGGTGCCGGACCGTCATCCACTCGCGCGGCGGCACTCCCGGCGGAGTTAGTGATCATGACCATGGGTGACTCGATCACCCTGGCTGCCGAGTCGGGCGGGGAAAGCTACCGCGCTGAGTTGGGGCGGCTCCTCGACCAGGCCGGCGTCGCGCACCGGTTCGTGATCGCCGCGCACGGCGGTTGGGGCTGCCGCGACTGGGTCCCGCTGGCGCAGAACCTCGTTGCGACGGAGCGGCCTGATGTTGTGCTGCTGAACTGCGGAACCAACGACGGCGGCCTGCCCGACTTCGAAGGGCAATACTACTGGCTGATCAACAACCTGTTAAGCGGCAACGGGTGGGGCACTCGGGTGATGCCCAGTTGGGTCATGTACTCGGCTGTGCCACCGGGAGCGGCCTGGTTGCGGGACAGTGAGCCCAGGGCCAACGACGCGATCTACCGGGTGATCGTGCCGTCGGTCTGGAAAGCCCAGGGCCGGGTGGTCAACTTCGCCAACACCGGGGCCATCCCCGAGGCTTATTTGGACTCTGGCGGTGTCCACCCAACAACGGCCGGCTACACGGCGATGGGCAGGCTCTGGTTCGAGGCGTTGCGCCCGGTGTACGGGCTGCCGGACATCGCACCGAAAACGTGCGGGCTGACTGGGAGAAGACCGGGTGGCCTGACCCCGGCCTACCTTCCATGTACGGTCCTGGCTGGGTAGCCGGGTCTAGGCCTGGTAGCAGAGGAGGGCGAAGATCTGGTCGTTGGTCGCCCACGCCGTCCCCGGGCCGGCGGAGCCCAGCGCGGTGCCGATGCCCTGCTGGAAGATCTCGATGTTGGTTGAGTTGAGCCCTCTGGCGACGTCGCAGTAAAAGCCGGAGCCGGAGTCTTGAATGAAGACCACACCGGCGCACCGGCTCTGCGCTGCCGTGCTGGCGGCGACCGGGATGCTGAAACGGTAGGCGCCCGACCCGGCGGAGTAGGTGGACCCGATGGTGACCGCGAAGGCAAAGAACACGGTCTTGCCGATCTGGACCCACTCGGCGGCGTAGGTGCTGTTTCCCTTGGTGGGGTTGGTTGTGACGGCGGTGATCGCGAAGGTGGCCGAGTAGTCGGTCCAGGCCCCCAGCGGGAGACCGTTGAGCCAGGCGGCCCCGCTGTAGCCGTCGTACCGGTCGCTGTCAGCCAGGTACGACAGCATTCCCTCAACCGGTGCGGTGACCGCCGAGGTGCGGGCGGCCTCCGTGGCGAACGGGGTGACGACCTGGTCGCGGATGTTGGCGTTGGCCCACGCGGCGGTGATGGTCGTGCCGGCGACGTTCGTGGTGTAGGGCACCCCTACTCCTCCTCCCCACGCCAAACGCCCAACGGTCGGTGGTCGGCCTCGGCCGGGATCGGGTCGTAGCCCAGGCGCAGGACGCCGTAGCGGGCCGGCGCGCCCATCAGCCGCAGCGCCTTGCACACCGTGGAGCCGTGCGATTCGCCCTCGACCGCCGCTGTCGACTCATCGGCGGCGTGCCCAGCCCCGGCGCAGTAGTCCAAATTGGACGGTGCGACCCCGCCGACCATCACCGCCCACCGGTAGCCGGCGGGGATCGTCGGATGCACGCCCACATCAATCGGGTGGATCACGACCGTCACTTCGGGCACCAGCACAGGCCCTGGCGGGCCGGCGGGCACCACCCGCGCCACAAGGTCGGTCTCCGCCTTGGCCATGTAGTCGCTCAGGACTGCCGTCACCCGCGCTCCTCGCTGCTGCTAGTAGAAGAACAGCGACGAATCCCAGGTCGCGGCGTCCCACAGACTGGTGGCGTAGATGGTGTACGGGGAGGCTGACCACAGCTCGAAGGCCGTCACCCAGGTGCCGCCGGTGATGGTGTGGGTGATACCGGAGACGAACACGTCACGGGTGATGGTGTGGTCGCCCGGGGGGCGGCGCACCACCCGCATGAGGTCTCTCACCTGCCGGCCCAGCACCTGCGGGAACAGCAACGCGGGCCGGTTACGCGGCCTGACGGTGATCCCTTCGACCCGCAGTTCTGGGTCCTTGTACCGCTGCACATGCCACGTCGCCAACGCCAAGGCCTGGGCGTCGGTTTCGCAGATCAGGTCGGTGCGGACCTCTGTCCGGTCGCCGTACAAAGCGCGGGAGGTGTTGTCCGTAGCGATCTGCGCGGTGGACCCGACAGCCGCGAACGAGGCGATGTTGGCGACCAGGTCCCCGTCGTAGGACACCACCGGTTCGTCGTAGGCCAACTCTCCGGGCCCGTCACCCCACGTCGCCTGGACTGTGTTCGACCGCGTGTTCTCCATCAACGCGTACTGGTTTTCGAAGACCACCGTCCCGTCGGCGGCGATGTACAGCGCCCCGCCTTCGCTGTCGGCGGTTAGCTTCAGCTCGGTGGTGGTGTTCGCGGCCAGGGTGGTGGCCTGCATTGTTTGCCGACCGGGGTCCACAGCGCGGTTCCCGGTGTGCCCGGCGGTGTTGAGGATCCGGTGGATGCGTTGCCCCGCTGTTTCCCCGCCGCCGGCCGGGGGCTGTTCGTACCCGTCGTAGCCGGACAGCCGGGCCAGCTCGTCAGCGCATGGCACCGTCACAACCGCGTCGCCGGTGCGGTCGGTGCCGCCGCCGCCTTCCCAGGACTCCTGCCACGCCAGGGCGTACCCGCTGAACACGTCGTAGGTGATGCTGTTGTAGGTGGCCCGGACCCGGACCGGGCGCCACGGGCGGATCCCGGTGACACCGCTGGTGACGTACGGGCCGGTCAGGTTCGCTGGGGAGAACCGCCCATCAGAGTTGGCCAGGACGATCGTGGCGGCGCCGGCCTCCCACGCCGCCACGTCCCGGCTGAACCCGCGCGAGGTGAGCACGGACCGAACCCACTCGCTGATGTCGGTCCAGACAACGTCAGGGCCGAACGTCGCGGTGTTGAACAGGGCGCTGTCCCACGCCCCGTAGCTGCCGGTGGCGGCCGACAACGCCGCCTCCACCGTCAACGTCACACCGTCGAACAGGGTGATGGACACAGGTCATGCCCTCCACCCCGCCCCGTTGGCCTTCTCGTACTGGCGGATCTTCGACACGACCACCGCGCCGACTTCCGCCCCGGTCCCGGGCACCCCGTTCACGGTGATGTTGTACGAGTTCCCGCCCCCACCGCCGCCGCCCGGCGTGACGGACGCCCCGTACCAGGACGCCGCCCTGCCCAAGATGTTCATGGACCGGCCGTAGTTGCCTCGCTTCGGCACGAACGCCTCACCGCCGGTGGCGGGTTCGGCGAACGCGTAGCGCGGGCGCGACCCGGCCGAATAGACACTGGCCTCACGTAGCAGACCGCTGGCGGCGTACTCGGTGATGCCACCCCACCGGTTGTACTTGCGGCTTGATCCGGTGTACTGGCCGGAGTCGTCGTAGGTCTGGATGTGATCGCTGTAGATCTTGACGTGGGCCACCGACCCGTCAAGCCGGGTGATGTCCCGCAGCACGCCGTACAGCTTCCTTTCCGCTTCGGCGAGGCCAGCCATGTCGATCCTCGTGGAGACCACCGGCGGCATGGTGAACAGGTCGGCGACCAGCTTGTTGATCTGCTCGTCGGTGAACCCTGCCTGACGCATCGTCGAGCGCAACTGGGCAACGTAGCCGTCCCACACGGCGGCCGCCTCGGTGACGGATCCGGTCTCCTCGTACTTGGCCTGCGCGGATTTGATCGCCGCCTCACGCAGCGACAGGATCGTCTTCTGGTTCTCGCGGCCCTGGGCGGAGTTCAAATCGAGGGTGGCGCCGTTCTCACCGAACGCCTCCGTCAACGCAATCACAGCTTCACGCGCGGCGATGTCAGCCCCGATGAAACCGGCCAGGCCACCAGAAAGCTGGTTGAGGACGTCAAGCAGGGTCTGGCCCTTTTCGATTGCCCCTTGCATCCCGTCGCCGAGCAGCAACGCGTTCGCGCTCGCGTCGCCGAACCCTTTCGCCGCACCTGAGGACGCCAAGGCCGCTCCGCCAGCGGCCACCGAGTACTCCGGGAACAATGCGGTCAGGTCCCCGAGCGCACGACCGTCGGCGATCCACGCGGCTTCGATCGCCCGGTACGCCATGGCGGCCTGTGTGGCATGTCCCGACTTGGTCATCCCGGCCAGCGCCGTGTCGGCAACCTTGAAGTCCGCCGCCGCCTGCGCGGCGGCCTTACCCAAGGCCTCGAAGTCACCGGACGGAAGGGTCCGGCCTACGGCAGCACCTGCCGCGTCCTTCACCGACTTCAGCGCCGAGCTGTACTTGTTGATCGCGTCGGCGGCAGCGCCCATCTTCTTCAGATCCATGCCGAACATCACGTCAAGCGGTTTGGACGTGTTGCCGGAACGACCCAAGGTGTCCAACGCCCGCGAGACTTCGTCGATGTCCCGGGCCGCTGGCCCGGCCTTCTTGTTGATCGTGCTGAGGAGGCCATCGACGACGATGTACGCGGCGTAGATGGCCAGCGCCCACGGGATCGCAGCGTGGATCGCGGCGCCGAGGAAGCGGATGCCGATCGCGGCGTACGTCCCGGCTGTACCCATCCCGGCCAGCGCCACCATGGCGGCGCTGGCCATCGCAGACAGCCTCATAAACCCGGCGGCAGCAAGTAGCGAAATGCCCGCCAGCCCAGCAACAACAGTGATGGTGGAGGTGATCGGGGTTGGGATTGACGAGATCAGGTTGACGAGCGCTTCCAACGACTTCGTGAGGATCCGCAGCCCGCTGGTGACCCCACCACCGGACGAAATCATCAAAGTGTCGATGGACCCTTTCAGGTGCTCGACGTCACCGGCCAGGTTGTCCATCTTCGTGGCGGCGGTCTTCGCGGCCGACCCGGACTGGTTGATCGCGTCGGTGTAGGTCGTGACCCCAGACGCGCCAAGGTCGTACAGGACCGAGGCGCCCCGGATCGCGTCCGTCCCGAAGATCGTGGCCATCGCCGCGTTGCGTTCGGCATCGGTCAGCTCGCTCATGGTGTCGCGTAGCCGCCCGGCCATTGTCGCCGCGTCGACCATTTTCCCGCTGGAGTCGTACACGCTCAAACCCAGTTCTTTCATGACCCCGGCGGCCTTCGTCGACGGGGAGAACAGGTGGATGAGCATGGTTTTGAGTGAGGTGCCGGCGTCGGCGGAGCGCAGACCCCGGTCGGCGAACGCGGCCAGGACAGCGGTGGTTTCCTCAATGGACCACCCGGCCTGGGCCGCGACCATGCCACCCTGGCGCAGCGCCAAGGTCAGGTCGTGCATTGACGCGGCTGACTTGTTCGCGGCCCCGGCGAACAGGTCAGCGACGTGGCTGACTTGGCTGCCGGACAGGTGGAACATGTTCATGGCCTGCGCGGCGATGACCGCAGCGTCGGCCAGCTCCATCTGCCCGGCGGCGGCCAGGTTGACCGTCCCGACCAGGGCCCCGCCCAGAATGTCGGCGGTGCTCAGGCCTGCTTTCGCCAGCTCCGCCTCGGCCTGCGCGGCCTGGGTGGCGGTGAATGCGGTGGTCCGGCCGGTGTCCAACGCAAGCTCGCGCAGCCGGGCCAGTTCGTCGGCGGTGGAGTTCGTGACAGCTTTCACCTCGGACATGGCCTTGTCGAACGCCATCTGGACCTTGATGGCGTACCCGGGCAGGAGGAGCAGGCCTGCGCCGAGCACCGCAGCGGCGCGGGTGATCTCACCGAGGCGGGCCGGTGAGGTGCGTCCCAGGTCGTCCAGTTCCCCACCGAAGCGCCTGGTGGCGGCCCCGGCCGCCCGCAGGCCGGCAAGGTACCCGGCGATCTCCGCCCGCAAAACGACGGACACGGAACGGACAGTCACCCCGCCACCCCCGCACCGTTGCGCCGTTCAGCGTCGTTCCGCCCGCCACCGGGTGGCCTGCATGTGTTTGTGGTCCTGGGCGTGGCGCTCCATCGCCATCGCCACAGCGGTGCACGCCCCGCAGCGGTGCGGCGGGGGTACCCGGTACAGCTCGGCGTCGGCGTCGGTGGTGGTGTCCGGCAACCACCCGCCGCACCCGTCGCACGTCATCGTGCGGTACAGGCGCAGCGCAAGGGCATGCGCCTGCTGCTGTTCGTCCCACTCCACGTCGCGGGTCGTGACCGCCGTGGCGAGGCGCCCATCCGGCCCGTAGGTGTACTCGGTCGTGTCGGTGGGTTCCCACCCGTCGAACCGTTTCAGGCTGATACCCAGCCCGGTGGCTGCCTCTACTCGCCCACGAAGGTCTTCAGAATCGCGGAGGCGGTGGGCGAGAAAGGGATATCAACACCGCGCCGGTTCAGCGACCACACCGCGTCAGCCAGTGTCTGGTACTGGAGGTTGGTCAGTTTCTCATCCAGCAACACTGTCCATTGTGCTTCGGTGAGCACCGGCTCCACGGTGCACTCGCGGATGAGTGCACCGAAGAACGAGTCTTCGTTGACGCCGATCAGCTTGTCGCCGTTGTTGTCCGGGCGGGGCGGGTGCGCAACAAGCAGCTCAGACCACCGGATCCGGGTCAGTGCCCGCATCCGGAACTCGACGGCACCGGCGCGCATCTCTTCCCGCAGCGCCTCGATCCGTTCGGCGATGGCCCGGCGCTGCCCACCGGAGGACAGGGAGTCCGCCGGCCGGTCGAGCATCTCCAGCTCCCGTTCGGCGACCTCCACCTGGGCAACCAGGTCCCCACGCAGGGACAGCGGAACGCTGCGTTCGGGGAGCTGCGCGGCGGCGAGCGCGGCGTCAATGTCGAGCATGTTGCGTTTACCTGTGTGCCTTGCCTTGTAGGGTTGCGGTGGTGCGGGACGGCCTGCGGGGGAGCGGGACCGTCCCGCACTGTCACGAGCGGGGTTAGGCGACGGCAGACCGCAAATCCGGCGCCGAGGTGATCATGGTGGGGACTTCCCACCGGGCCACCGTGTTCGCCTCCGGGGTGAGGCGTTTGGTCTGCCCGCAGATCACCGGGAACACCTGGATGGCCTGTGCCGACGTCCACGCCGTGGTCTCCAGCACGTCACGGCGGATCACGATGTACCCGGTGGCGCCCCGGATGAGGGTGGTGTATGCGGTGTCGGTGCCGGACTGCTTTTTCAACCGCAGCATCGTCCCGCTGAAGTCATCCCGGCCGATTGTCTTGGTGTTGAACGTCGACGACAGGGCGGTGGTGTCCACTTCGGACGTTGACGCCTCAAACCCGATCAGCCCGTCGGCGGTGATGACCGACTGGAGGGTGGTGCCCGCGTTCAGCTCGGTCGTGGTCGGGGCGGCGATGTTGGAGATGGTCGGCACCCACGACACGCGGGTGTAGCCATCGACGAGGATGTCAGCCATCGGTCAGGTCTCCGGTCGCGTTGGGGTGCGGGGCGGCCTTGGCGGCCTTGGGCTTGGAGTCGGCCGGGGTCAAAGCCGCGACCGTGGCGGGGGGTGCTTTGCGGGTGCCCGGGTTGTCCAGCGACGGGTCGCGGGTCGGGTCCGGCTCGGGCGGCGCGTCGCACAACTCCCACCCCGCGTGCTGCCACAGTTCGACCGCACCGGCCGCGAACCGGCCCTTGCCTTTGTGCTCGCGGTGCTGCATCCAGACGAAGTCGGTCACGATGGCCACTGCCCGCCTCAGAACTTGTAGGCCTCGGCGGTGACCGAGGTCGTGAAGGAGTGGGAGACCGTGGCGACGCCCGTGGTCTGGTTCACGTTGGCCGGCCCGATGTACATGCGTTTGCGTGCACCGGCGGCGACAGCCACAGTCGCCGCGACACCGGCGTTGCCGGCGGCGGTGGTGCCCGGGTCGGAGATCGTGACGGTGTCGGTGGAGCCGCCCGCGTTGGACACCTCGTAGATCAGCCCACGGGTGCCCACGTCGGCGGTGGCGATCGTGTCGGATGCGGCCACGGCGGTCAGGGATACCGCCGCCCCGGCAGCGACCACTGTTGCGACAGTCAAAAGCGCCATGCGGCGTCCCTCCTGGGGTGATTGGGGTTTCCGCCGCACGGGCGGGGCAGCAAAAAAGAGCGGTCAGGCCAGGTAGGACATGACCGCGAACTGGTTGATGGCGTAGAACAAGGGCCGCCCGGTGGCCGGGTCACGCGCGGCGGGGTCTTGGGCCACCGACACACTCGTGATCACCTCAGTGACCATGCCGACGGTGCGCCCGGTCACCACAGGACGCTGGTCAACAGCGGCGGCCCTAGCCCGGTCGATCGCGGCGCAGGTTTCCATCCAGTCCCGGCCGACAGCGGTGATCTGCCACCGGAACGTGAACTCACCGGACGTACCAGCCAGGGTGTTCGTGGCTGTGGCACCGGGGGTCGGGTACAGGACCAGGTACGGGTAGGTCAGGCCGGCGCCGTCGTCGGTGACCTCCACCTCGTACACCGGGTAACCGGCGTTGCGGTGCAACGCGGCCACGGCGGTGGTGTGGTGCTGGGAGATGTCGAGCAGGTCCAGCCAGCCCATGCCCGCCCCCCCTTGTTTTCCGGGCGGGTTGACGGCTAGGAGTGCCCGACTCACCGTAGAATTACTTGCATGAGGCCATCCCGTGACGCCCTGGAAGACCTGTACGTCAAGCAACGTAAGACCATGCGGCAGATCGGGCTGGTGTACGAGGTGTCGAAAACGTCGGTGCGGCGTTGGCTTGCCTTTTACGAGATCCCGTGTCGCACAGCCGACCGAGGGCTGCTCAACCGGGGGATACCCGAGCCCACGGCTGCACAGCTACATGGCCTGGTGCACAACCAACACCTGGGGTACCGGGAGATTGCCGACATGTACGGGGTGGACCCCTCGGCCGTTGGCCACTGGGTTACCCGCCTCGGGATTGTGAGGCCAACGATCTGGGGTACACGCCGTAAGGGTGTGCCGATGCCGTACCCGCCGCCCGAGGAGGTCCGGACCCGCTACGGCGAGGGCGAACCTCTGGAAAGCATCGCCAAGGGCTGCGGCGTGTCCCGCAGCGCGTTACGGGACTACTGCCAACGGAACGGCATCGAGATTCGCCCTGACGGGTGGATCGCCGGCCGGCGATGGATGTGCGCGGACGGCCACGCTGTCCGATCGAGCTTCGAACAGCGAGTTGACGACTGGCTCGGCGACAACGGACTCGACCACGAGTTAGAGCCACGGCTTCCGTTCGACCGGCGGTCCCAAGGGGACTTCCTGGTAGCGGGCCGCATCTATGTGGAGGTGTGGGGTGTAGTTGGATCCGTGCAGTACGAGGAACGCCGAAAGCGAAAGGCGGGGCTGTACCGGGCACACGGCTTGCCACTGGTTGAGCTACCGGTATGGACCTTTGCTCGTGGTGCGTGGGCGCGCAGGCTCAGCGCCGCGCTGTTACCCGGGCATGACCGCCCCCGCTCACAGGGGTGGCGCGGCGGCGATGGTCAGGGCGGTCAGGAAGTCCCCGGAGTGCCTGTCTAGTGCTGGACCCATAAACGCATGGGGCGCCATCCGGCTTGTTCCCCATTCCACGAACGCAGCGTAGGACGCCTCGGGGCCGATGGTGGCTTCCAGGCCGGCGGGCATCATCGTTGTGGTGATGGAGTTGCGCAGGTTCCCGGTGCGCACCGGGGCGAGCTGTTTGGCGGTGGACTCAATGTCGAACGCCGTTTTCTGCACGACTCGCATGACCCGCCCGGTGGCGGAGAACCCGATCCTCCCCAGGTCGGCCGCGACCGTGTTCAGTTCGTTGATCCCGTCGAACCACACACTGACCACAGGGCACCTCCGGTTAGCGGGTGGTGGCCTCGTGGACCTCGCAGATCAGGTCCTGCTGCCACAGCAGTGACCCGGTGCGGGTGCCGATGACCCGGAGCCGGGTGTCGACCAGGGATGTGTCGGTGGCGGTGTCAACGTCGACCAGGTCGTTGACCTGGACCGGGTCCGCGTCCAGCGGCAACGACACCACGTACCGGCGCAGCGCTGTCTGTTTCTCCCCGATTGACTGGCCGCCGCCGGCTGAGGTGACGTCGGCGCGCTGCACCCGGCACGCCCCGGTGAACACATCGGTGGGGGTGGGGTATGTGGAGGACCCGGTGGCCTGGTTGTAGTACGGGCCGGTACCCGACGCCGGGCGGGTGATGGTGCAGGTGGCGGTCATGACGTTTTCGGCGACCGGTGTGTGGTGCGCTTCCCACCCGGTAGGGATGACCCGTGACCCTGGGCGGGGCATCAGGACTCCTCAACCAGCAGCCAGTCGGTCGGATCCCAGTCGACAACGTCCATGACGAACGCGGTCCCCGTTGTGTCGGACCCGGTGGCCTGCTCGCGGAGCAGCGCCGCGCGGGCGCGCAGCTCGGCGGCGACTTTCGTGCCGTCGGTGGACAGGTCGTTGGTGCGGATCACCTTGGACACCATGGCCTCGTTGGAGGCTAGGGTTTCCAGGGCGACCGCCGCCGCCAGGCGCGCGTTGGTGGATTCCAGGGTGAGGAATGCGGTGATCTCGGTGTCGGTGAACACCGGGTCGGCCTCGGTGGTGTCGGAGATCAGCAACCGGACGAGGCCGATGCTGGTGGTCGGATCAACGGTGATGGGGGTGGCCCCGGTGAGGGAGCGCCGCACGATGACGGTGCCCTCTTCGGCCGAGTCGGCCGCCCCGGTCGCGGTCAGCCGCCAGGCGTGCAGCCCGGCGGTGGTCGGGTCGTAGGTGGCCCGGTACCGGTCGGTCAGCTCACTGACAGACATCGCGGCGGTGGTCCCGGCTGGGAGGGTCACTGTCCCGGCCACCGTCGCGGCCGGGACGAACAGCCCGGTGGTGGGGTTTTCCAACACCCAGTCCACAACCAGCGTTTTGCTGATCCAGTACGGTTCGGTGCTCACCTCACGCTCACCTCCGACGCCGGGGCGAGCCCGGCCGTGCTGCGCCGGGGATAGCTGACACCGCCGCTGTACGTGGCCACCGTGGCGCCGCCTCGTCCGGGCGGGGCAATGTCTTCGGCGGTGACGGTTGGGCTTGGCACCGTGGCCAACGCCGCAACGGTGGTCCCGCTGATGGTCACTGACACCAGTACGGTCACCGCAGGGACCGCAGCCACTGCCATGACAGCGCCTGGGGTGGCCCCTGCCCCTGCCCCCGGGGTGGGTGCGGGGATGGTCGCGTTCGCCGCGACGGATGCCGGGGTGATGTCCGCCCCGGCACCCACTACCGGGGCGGGTACAGCAGCACTCCCGGCCACGGTGCCCGGGGTGGCGGTGGAGCCGGTGGCCAGTGTTGGTGAGGGAACCGCCGCCACGGCGGTGACCACGCTGGCGGTGACGGTGACCTCGGCCGTCACCGTGCCGTCTGGGACGGTGGCCAGGACGGCGACCGCCGCCGGGGCCACAGTGGACCCGGCGGTAACGGCCGGTGTGGGTACGGTCCCGGTTGCGGTGACGGTCGACGCGACGACGGTTGATCCGGTGGACCACGCTGGTGCAGCAGCCGTGGTGGTGGCTGCGACTACGGCTGGGGTCACGGTGGACCCGGTGGACACATCCGGTGTGGGGATGGTTGTGAGCGTGGCTACCGGTGACGGAACCACGGTCGCGTTGCCGCCGGCTGTGATGATCGGTGCTGGTACAGCCGCGACGCTGGCCACAGTGGACGGTGTGACGGTTGAGCCGGTCGCAATCGTGACTGCTGGCACCGTTGTGAGCGCTGCCACGGTTGCGGGGATGACTGTTGAGCCGGTAGTGACAGTGGCCGCCGGGGTGGCGGCAACGCCCACAACCACGCCTGGGGTGAGGGTTGACCCCGTTGACAGGGCGGGTGCCGGTACAGCCGCGACCGCACCAACCGTGGCCGGGTCGACGTTGGTGACCGCAACTACCGTCGCCGCCGACACCGCCGCAACGGCTGCGACTACACCGGGGCTGACCGTGGAGCCGGTAGCCAGCGCAGGGCCCGCTATGGCCGCCGCCCCGGCGACCGTGGCCGGGGTGACGGTGGAGCCGGTCGCCACAGCCGGACCAGGTACCGCAGCCACCGCAGCCACAGCCGCTGGGGTGATCGTGACACCGGTGGATGGGCTTGCCGTGGGGACAGCCGCGACACCGCCCACAGTGGACGGTGCAACAGTCGAGCCGGTGGCGACCGCAGGGGCGGGTACAGCAGCCGTCGCCGTAACCGCCGCCGGGGCAACGGTGGTAACCGCCGTGACCACAACGGCCCCGACCGCTGCGACACCGGCCACAGCCGCCGGGGTGACAGTCGAACCCGTCTTGACCGAGGCGGTTGGTGCGGCCACCACAGCCGCGACGGCAGCGGGTAGGACGGTTGAGCCGGTGGCGACGGTGGCCGAAGCGACCGACGCCACCGTCGCGACAGTTGACGGGGTGACGGTTGCGCCGCTACCGCTGGCCGGGGCGAGCGCCAGCAGGAAGCCGGCGATGTCCTGTGTGGACCCGCTGACGGTCAGGGTGCGGGTCTGCCCCACCCCGCTGCCGCCCGACAGCAGCTCATCGGAGATGCACCTGTGCATCGTCGAGTCGAGCTGGTCGAGGCGCTCGTTCGGAGCGCCGCTCTGCGTCCAGGTGCGGGCGGCGCCGGTCGCGTCCGTGGCGGCGAAAGCCACGAGCATGCAGTCGTTGACCGTGGGGGTGATCGCCCCGAGGGCGATCGCGTTGATCCCGGTGCCCTGCTCGCCGATATCGACGTTGACCGGGGTCGTGGCGTCGACACCGGAGTAGCTGACGACGTCAACAGTCCAGCCACCGGACGCGCTCAGCGTCCACGTCGGAGCGGGCTCGCTGGTCGCCCATGGCTTGCTGTAGCACCAGGTGGAGAAGTCCGCCGGGGCCGGGTCGTCCTCTTGCAGCGTCCACCCGTCCGGCACGGCGGACACCGTCGTGCTGGAACTCACACTGCACACGAATGCGACCATGAAATCGCCGGTGGTCGTGCCGGAGGGGATCGTGCCCTCCGCCGAGGCATCCGAACCGGTGCCCGTCGAGAGGGCGCGGAAGGCGACGGCCACGGCTCACCGCCCCTACGGGGTGAAGATCACGGGGTGAGGTCCAGGGTGAAGATCCCGCTCGCGTTCCAGGTGATCGCGAACGTACCGGCCACTGTGGAGTAGTCCGCACCGAAGTTGACCAACACGATGGCGTTGTTGCCGGCCAGCACGTCGGCGTACAGCAGATAGCAGCGGGCGTTGGTGATCGTTGTGGTCGCCACGGACACATCGGTGGCGTCGAACGTTGCGGTACCCGATGCGCCGGTGAACGTGGTGCCCGTGAGGGCGACCCCGCCGGCTGCCCAGTTGGTGCCGGTGACCTCGTTCGCGTCGTACGGGGCGACACCGAAGGCGGTGTCGGTCGTGAAGTTCGGGGTGATCGTGTTGGAGAACAGGGCACCCTTGTGGGTTTCCAGGTCCAGGTCGATCGCGAGCTGGGTGGTGTCCAGCACATCGACAAACGTCGCGACGTACAGTCCGGATGCGGTGACAGCCACAGATCAGCCCTCGTTCTGCTCGGGCGACACGAACGCGTCGCCGCCAACAAGGTCGGTGCGGGTTGCGCGCAGCAAAGCCCTGTGGGCCTGGATGTTCGCTACCGCAGCGGCCTTGGCCTGCCTGGTGGTGTCGGTGGGCGACTTCCGGTGGGCGTCCTTGGCCTGGACCAGCTCGGCGATGAGGGTGGCCTCGAAGTCGGCGAGCGCCTCGTCCGCTGCTCGCTTCGCGGCCAGAAGGTCGTTGAACTGGCTCATCGGCGGATCTCCTCAGCCCGAACGTGGATGGTGGAGGGGCGCACGTGGACGTCTTGCCGGTCGCCTTTGGCGTGTTCGGTGACGGTGGTGCCGAGTTCGTCTGTGGTCGCTTTGGTGCGGACCCCGTCGGGGCGGCGGCCTTCCGCGACGTGGTTGCGGGTGCGGCCCCGGCTCAGGTAGCCGAGGCTGCGCAGCTTGTCCAGGTCGATCGGGGTGCCCTCAGGCATCGGCCCTCCTCGGTGATGAACCGGTTGTGGCGCCCCACGCACATGGGGCCCCACAACCGGGGCTGAAGGGGGGAAGTCCGTCTACGGGATGAGGACGACACCCGCCGAGTAGGTGATCGAGTCGGTGTCGGCGTGGGTGAACGTGACCCGGAACAGCCCAGGGAGCACCTGCGACACGGCGACGTTGGTGACCGGTGTGGCACCGGGGTAGACGGTGAGGACGGTGGTGCCTGTGCCGGTGATCGCCGCGCCGGTGAGCAGCGGGTAGTAGACCCCACTGAGCGGGTCTTTGCCCTCCACAACCGGCACAACCGACGGTGTGGCCGCGCTGGCGGTGACGTTGATGACGATGTGCCCGCCCCGAAACCCTGGGTTGGCCACGTCGTCGGTGGACAACGCGACGGCTGCGGTTCGCGCGGCCGACGCCAGCAGTGTTGCTTTGCCCGTGGCCACGGCGCTGGTGCCCAGCGCCCCGGCGTCAACGGTCGGAGTGATGGTTGCCATTGGCCCCCCTGCTGTTTACGGAACCGGGGGTCAGGTGGCGATGGCCTGTGAGGTGCGCAGCGACGCCAGCAGGTTGTTGGTCTTGGTGCGTGCCGTGCCGACGTCGGTGACCAGCGCCGCGACCGGGGTACGTACCGCCACCACGTCCACCACCGACGCGGCGATGGGTGTGCGCATCGCGGCGATGTCCGTCACGAGTTTGACGACTTCGGCGCGTACGGCGGTGAGGTCGGTGACCAGCTTGACGACCTCCGCGCGTACGGCGGTGAGGTCAGCGGTGGTCTGGTTGTGCTCGGCCTCAGTTGGGGACTCACCGCCCGTGATCGTCGCCGATGTCATCGCGGCGGGGGCAACGGCGGTCAACGCCGCAGGGTTCGCCGCCGTGAGCGCAGCAGGTGCCGCCGCCGTGAGCGCGGCCGGGGCGGCAGCGGTCAACGCGCCGAGGTCGGCAACCGCCGCACCCTGGTTCATGTCACCGGCGGCGATCTGACCGTCGGCGTCGAGCGTGGCCAGCCCGTTGGGCTGGCCCTTAGCGGTCAGTGCCATGTCGGGTCTTCTCCTTCGAGCTAGGGCGGCGGGCGGCGGTCGTGGGGGGTGGCCTGCGCCGTTGGGGTGCCGGTTCGGCCAGGTCCGCCACCGAACCGGCCCCCGTTGGGGTGGGGGCCGGTTCGGTGAGACGGATGGGGGTGGTGGCTGGGTCCGGCTGCTCGTCTTGGGGGGTGGGCAGCCGGTCGCGAATGTCAGCGAGCACCAGGCGCTGCGTTTCCAGCTCGCGCAGGATCAGCGCCAGGTACTCATCGCCGGTGGTGATGGGGTTGGGCCAGGCCATGCGCTGTACTACGAACCGGTCCCGTTGGACGCCACGGCCGACTTCGGGTCCATCAAAGTGCCGCCGAAAACGTGCCTTATCTTCCATTCGACACTATCTGTGCCGAAATCGCCCTCTTCGGGCGCGAGGAGGCCGCCGCCGACGCGGACCGCGTTGGCGAGCTTCTGGAACAACTCGGGCTGCTCGTGGCCGATGAGGAAACCGACCTCGGCGGCCGGCCGTCCGGTGGACGGGTTCGCGAACAGGTACCAGGACGTGCCGCCGTTGGTGGTGGAGATGATCGGCAGCCACGGGTTGACGACCACGGATACCCGGTTCCGCATCCAGTTGATGGCGCGGAGCTGGTCGTTGCCGGTGCCGTCGCCGCCGCCGGTCCCGGCCAGGATCTCGGTCGCGTTGATGATGTTGTTGGCGGTGACTTCCAGGGCCGGTGGGACCACAAGGACGGTTCCGTCGATGTAGATGGGGGAGCTGTCGGTGTCGAGCTGCGCGGCGAGGACCGTGTACGCGGTCTGGAGCGCCTGGATCGACAGGGCCGGGTTGGAGGTGACGATGTTGGCGTTGCCGGATGCGAAGAAGGTGCCGTCCGGGCCGGTTGTTCCGGCGTACAGGTCGGTGGCGAAGCGTTCCTCCGACCGGCGGGCGGCGTTGCCGAGGCGGTCGGGCAGGTCCCGGAACGCGTCCAGGTCGTCGTTGATCAACGTTTCCCAGGACAGGTGCAGGCGCCGGCCGCGCTTGGTGACCGCGTAGCTGTACTCGGCGTCGGTCAGGCTGGCAGCCGGGTACTCGGCCTGCTGCGCGACGGCGTCCAGTACCGCCTCACCCCCGTCGAGGGTGAAACGCTTCACGGTGCGGAAGTCGCGCACCCGACCGCGCTTGGCGACCCGGTCCCACTGGATCGGGGCCTGGTTGTAGGCCGCCAGTAGCTGCCGGTCGAGGATGTCGCCGAACAGGTTCGTGAAGTCCGACGTGGTCATTGCCTCGATGAAGTCCAAACCGGCGCGCTGGTTGCCGGCGAGTACCCGCTTGTACAGGTGCGCCGCCTCCAGGAGACGGCGCCGGTACTCGGGGTTGCCGGTGCGGCGCCCGCCGCGCAGGCGCGCGGACAGACTGGTGCCTTCACCGGCGTAGATGGTGGCGGTGGACGCCTGGGACGCATCCCAGGTACCGACGTCGGGCAGGACGTCGAGAACGTTGCTGCTCATGGTTTGTAGGCCCCCGCCCCTAGTAGCCGAGCTTGACTTGGATGGTGGCGGTGGCTGCTGAGGTGACGGCTTCGAGCGCGTAGCCGAAACGGACCCCGCTGGTGGCTTTCTTGCTCAGCTTCGGCGTGTCGCCGGTCTGGTAGTAGATGATGTCGCCGGCCGCCACAGCGCTGTTGCCGGACGAGTCGACAGCCTTGACGGACAGGTCGTAGACACCCTTGGTGGTGATGGTTGTCAGACCGTCGGCCGTTTCGGCGATCAGCGCGACACCGGGGATCTGCCCGCACAGGACCGGCCCGCCGGAGGCGGGGGTGGTCGGGTCGGTGCAGACCAAGGACAGGTTGTCCCCGTCCTCGTAGACCTCGTTGGTAGCCATCTGCGGTTACCGCCCCTTCGCGGCGAGCTTGGCCCCGGCGGTGTTCATGCCGACGGACTCGAAAATGTCGGTGAGTGCGGCTTCCAACGCGGCCTCGTCAGTTGGGGCGGCGGTGGCCGGCGCGGTGGTTTCGCCGAGCCCGCGTACGCGTCCGGCACCTCGCGCCTCGTCGTAGGCGGTGAGGTAGGCGCGCTCTGCGGTGATCGCCGCGCTGATCGCGGCGGCCAGTGCGACACCGTCGAGCTGCCCGGCCTCGTCCAGCCAGGTGTCGATGCCGGCGGTGACGGTGTCGGCGACGCGGGTGTGCGCGACGGCCGGCAGCGGGTCGGACGTGTCAGCGGCGAGGGCGTCGCCGATGCGGGCCCGTACGGTTTCCCCGGCGCGCAGCCGGTACGTCTCCCGCTCGGCAACGGCACGTGCTGCTGCCGCCTCGGTCGCGGTGGCCTGCGCGGTGCGGAGCTGCTCGGCGAGGGTCGTTTCGCGGGTTGCCGCTTCGGCGAGCTGGCGGGCCAGCTCGTGTTCGCGTACAGCGGCCTCAACCGCTGCGGTGGTGGCGTTGCCGCCTGTGTCGGGCGGGGCGGCGCCGGCCTGCTCGGCCATTGGCTGTCCTTCCTCGGGGTTGGCCGGCGGTGCGCCCGGCGCGTCTGTGATGGGGGTGTCGTCGGACGGTTCGGTGGCTTCAGCGGCGGCGTACGGCTCCGCCTGGGGTGGGCTCGTTGGGGGGTCGCCCCACCGGTCGCGGGTGTAGAGCTGCGGGGCGTCGGCCTCCACGCGCTGCACGAACGCGTCGAGGGCGTCACCGATCGCCGAGGAAAGGGAGATCCGCTCGGCGCGGGTCAAATGACCGGCGGCGTACATGTCGTCGTAGGCCTGCGTCGCGGCGGTGTGCAGGTGCGCCTCGGCGCACGCACCGATCGACCCGGACTCCCGCAGCCGGGTACGGGCCGACTCAAGGACCTGCACGATCCCGCCGCCCGCACCGGGCTTCGTGACGTAGTCCACGGAGTGCCCATGGGTGAGGGTGGTGACGAGCAGACCGTGGCGGCCCTCGGCCTCCCCGTACTCGCCCATGCCTTCGGCGCGGATCGACATGCCGATGTGCGCGGCCATGTCGGTGATCGCGTCGCGCCACGGCGCGAACAACCGCACCTCAGCCATCAGTGCCTGCTGCACGGGGTCCCAGTACGCGTCGGTGGTTTGCACACTGGCCAGGTCCCGCAGCGACCCCTCAGGCCGTTCGGCTTCCTGGTTGTCCGTGGCGTGGTCAACGAAGTTGAGGGTGCCGGCGGAGAAGACACGGGGCCCGTCGCGCTCCAACACAGCCGGCGGGTAGTAGCGGGAGCCGGAGGTGTTCCACCCGGCGGTGATGAGCCGCACCAGCATCCGACCGGGCCGGCCACCGACCGGCGACTCGACGATCGTGGGGGTTTCCCGGATCGACACCGCCTCAGCGGTACGCACCGGCGGTGCTGTGACGGTGAAGGTTGTGTTGACCGGTGTCGGGCTGGTGCTGACCGTCGGGGCCCACAGGGCGCTGCTGGTGGTGGTGGCTGATTCGGTCAGGTGGATGTCGCGGCGGCGACGTCGGGCGCCTTTGGGCATGAGGGGTCCTCCCGTGTCCTCGGGCCTCGGAAAAAGCAGGTGGCGGCGAAACAACAGGGAGGGTTACGGCGCAATGCGGCGGGGGGCCTTGGGATACCGGCCTGGCACCCCCGCCGCACGCGGGCTTGTCAGGTCCACAACTTGGCGAGCGCACCGGTGAACAGGGCGACAGCCAGGCAGGCGTAGCCGAAGAACTCGGGGGCGAACCGTGGGGCACGCACGTTGAGCCCGGCCAGGATGAGCAGCACAACGCCGGCAATGACGAATAGGACAACCACGGCGGAACCTCCTCCACTTACGCGGCGGCTCCGGCCAGGGCGGCGCGGCGCCGAAGTTCAGCTACAGGGGTGGGGCCGTAGGAGTCGCGCCAGCCGGTGTTGGTGCGGCGTTGCGCGAGGTCGTCCCAGGTGACGCGCCCGGAGCGCAGCAGGTCGAGCCGACCCGCGCCCATGATCGCGACCTGGTCGTCTTCGGGGAGCCGCGCGAACCAGGCCCGCGCGTCGGGCAACGTGTGCGGGGGTTCGTTGAGGTTGATGCCCAACTCCCGCCAGGTGCGGGTACGGGGCACCCGCACGCACCGGCCCCGAGGGTGGTCCAGCGGGCCGGGGTCCTCAACCGGGTGCACAGTCCCATTCATCGAAATGCATGTGAGACATGTCCGGTTTGAGAAAAAACAGTGCCACACCCACGACTCGACGACGTCGGCGTTCGCGTTGTGCACGTACCGGGAGGTGGTGCGGTACGCGTCGAGCATTTCGGTCCGGGCGATCGTCATCGCCCGGGTCAGCCCACCGTTGAACGCGCCCTGGACACGGCGCACCATCTGCCGGGCGGCGTCGTTCGGGTTGGTGCCCTCGGCGATGCCCCGGATCAGTTCACGGCGCATCGCCTCTGTCGCCGCCGCCGACAACGGCAGCAGTGTTGATGTGATCTGCCCGCCGGTACGGGCCACGATCGCGTCGAGCGCGGTGGGTTGGGTGCGGCCGGTGAACCGTTTCGCCGCCTCGCCTTGTTCCCCGGCGGGGAGTTGGGAGGCGATCAGGTGCGGTTCGGCTTCGGCTGTGGCGTGGATGATGTGCCCGGCGCCGTCGGTGACGAGGACCCCGGTGCGTTGCCCGAGGCGGCCCAGGGACAGTTGCGCAGCCCACAACGCGTCGCGGAGACGTTGGATGCGGACCAGTTCCCACGGTTGCGGCCAACGACCTGTTGCCGCCCACACGTCGACGGCGTCGACGACACCCGCGCGCATTGCTGTGTCCAGCTCGGCCCACGCCCGCGCCCACGCAACGGTCAGGTCGCGGGTGGTCTGGTCGGCGTGCCGGCCGACGGTGACCCGCAACCGCCGGGACAGGCGCATCGTCTTCGGGCCGATCGCCATGGCCGCCCCCTGCCCGTGGGGTCAGGTACGGCTGATCTCGATACCGCCGAGCGTTCGGATAAGACGGAGTAGCTTGTCGTCGCCGATGTACTCGACGTGCACGATGGGGAACTGGTTAACACCGATGTCGATGACGACGCGGCGGGCCTGGTCCAGGTTGGGGATGATCCCGGCGTCGTGCAGGGCGGCGAAGGCCTGATCGGGTGTGACGACAGACAACCGGGGGCCCCCCTATTCCAGGGACAGTGACAGGAACGGGCCGCGTACCCCAGCGGAGAACCGTTCGGCGGCGCGCAACGCCACATCGACCCGCGCCGCCGGTGCCATGGTGGTGTCGGTGGCGTACAGGGCGCCGAGGGCGACGTCGGCGCCGCAACCAACAGCGGCGTACCCGTCGGCGGCTTCCCCGACCTGGTAGTCCGACTCGACTTTGAACAGCCGTCCGGTGACACCGACCAGGAACGTGCCGCCCTCTTCCCGTTCGGTGTCTTTCTTGGCCCAGCCGCCTTCTTTCAGGCAGTCCCGCAAGGCGTCGATGAACGTGGTGGCCATGTACCGGTCCAGGTCAGCCGCCGGGGTCGGGAGCTTCAGCGTGTACCGGATGAGCTGGCCCATGCGGAACGAGTCGGTGAACCCGAACAGGTAGTCGCCGACGCGGAACACTTTCGCGTCGGCGCGCACCGTCATGGACCAGTCGGCTACTCCGGCGGAGTCACCGCCGATGTGCACCGTGCCGTCGCCGACCAAACCAACCACAGCGGTCACAGCAGGCCCCCCGGGTTTTACGCTGCGGTGGTCTTGGCGCCGGCCGGCTCCGGCTCCTCTTCCTCTTCCTTGTCGTCGTCGGCCATGGGTCCGCCGTCGACCATGGCCGGGTCTTCACCGTTGGCCAGGGCGTCGGCGGCGGCCTGCCCGGCCCCGCCCAAAGGCGCGGCGGACGGCCACTGGAACACCCCGTCGTCGTCGAGGAGTTCGTCCACGATTTCGTCGACGTCACGCACACCGAGGGCGATGAGGAGCAGCCGGGCGATGTGCTCGGGTGGGATGACCCCGGTGGCTGAGGCTTTGACGATGGCGTCGACCACCACAGCCGGGTCAACATCGTCCAAATCTGGCCAGGAAACGTCGATGGTCGGTTCGGTGTCACCGGCCAACGCCAGGTACTCGCGGCCGGTGTCCGGGTCGCGGCGCAGCGAGCCCCGCAGTGTGCCTTGCGGGGCCCGGACCGCCTCGGTGATGACGTGGCGCAGGATCCGCTGGTAGGCCGCAGCCCACAGCTCCCGCCGCTGCGCCATGGCCAGCTCGGTGGGCTGGTCAAGGGTTTCGGCGGTGGCCCGCGCCCCGGTCTGCCCAGGGTCGGACAGCAACATCGTCACCGGCACATCCAGCGCGGCGGCGACCATCATCGCCAACGGCCGACCGGAGCCGGCGTCGATGGTGGCGCCCGACTTGGAGATTGCCTCCAATGCCACGTCGGGCGGGATGATCGCGGTGCCGCCGGCAGAGTTCGGGGCACCGGTCGCGGCGTCGGTGGTCGGTGCGGTCGTGAGGCGGGTACGGATCGCGGCGGCTTTGTTCCCGGGGGCGGTGACCCGCCACGTGTACCGGGACAGCGACCGCATCAGCCGCGCCCAGTCCTCCAGGAACTCTTTGTACGCCCGAGCCCAGTCGATGGCGGCGTACGCGTCGGGCACACCGCGCTGCCACCCTTCAAGGTCGTTGACGCGGATGTGCAGCATGGGTGAGTCCCACGCCACCGGCACCCCGTCAAAAGCCCGGGGCCGTGACGCGGGCCGGTAGTCCACGCACGGGTACAAACGCTCCATCGCTGTCACGACCTGCCGGCCGTGGGTGTCGTAGGACACCTGCTGCCACACCCGCCGGTAGTACCAGGGCTCGGACCGGTCCTCAGGGTTCGTGACGATCGTGCTGATCTCGTCGGCGAGGACAACCCGCACCTGCACGGTGCCGGAGCGTGGGCGGGTGAACAGGGCCACGAACAGTTCCCCGTCGGTGCCCAAACAGCGCTCCAGGCGCTCGCGGGCGCTGGCACCGGTGAACGCCCGCTGGTTGGAGTCGTCGCCCAGGAAGTCCTGCACGACGGCGTTGACGTCCTGCTCGCCGGGTTCCAGGCGCCGCCCGGTGGCGCGGGCCGCGATCTGCACACCCTGGCCCCACACGTACGCCGCCCGCAGCGCCAACCCCCGCTTGATCAGCGGGTTCTTCAGGGCGTACACACGGCAGATGGCCCGGACCTGCACCAGGCCGGGTGCGGAGAACTCCAGCTCGGCGTGGGCCAGCAGCAACGTCCACCCTGGGTCGGACAGTTGCCGTTCCAGGTCGGAGATCGACTCGGCGAGTAGTTCCCCGTTGCCTTCGGCGACCGCCAACTGGTGTTGGGTGGTGTGGATGGCGTGGCGCAGCGCCGGCACCCCGGCTGCTGTCTCCGCAAGGTTGCGCAGGGGGCCCGGCAGGCGCACGGCGACCCCCCGCACTCGTTCAGTAGGGGGAGATGCTGAAGGCGTTGTCTTCGACGTCCTCAACCGCCTGTTGGGGCGGCGGGGCGGTGGTGGCGGTCAACATGATCGCGTCAGCCCGGTCAGGGGAGGGCATGCCCCGCTTGCGCAGGTCGTCTTTCGACTCGATGACGACCTGCCCGCGTGGGGTGAACCGGTACCTGATCGCCCCGAGCTGGGCGGCGAGTTCGTCATCGTCGGGGTCCAGGTCAACCGCCCCGGCCTCGAACCTTTCCCGCAGCCCCCAGTACCACTCGGCCCGCGCGTTCAGGAAACGCTCCGGGTCGCCAGCACCAGCACCGGCTTGCATGTCGACAACGTCGTGACCTTCAGCAACGAGCTGGTCCACAACCCCACCACCGACACCGACCCCGTCGACACGGATCTCATGTGCGGCGTGGGCCCGTTTCGCAGCGATGACATAGCCGGTGGTGGCTGTGGTGGCCAGCTTCGCGTGGTCGGAGATGACCCGGGTGCGGGGCCACTGGGACAAGGCGATGATGGTGCGGTCCGACCCGTAGCGGGCCACGTCGACACCCAACACCTTGTGGTGGCCTGGTTGCAGTTCACGTTCCTGCGCGGCCCGGATCATCGACGGGGTGATCAGGACGTCTTCGCCGATGTCGGGGAACAGGCCCCGGACCTTCGCCGTGAAGATTGGTGAGTTGGCACCCCACCGGTGGATGCGCTCCTCAATCCACAGTGGGGAGATCAGCAGCGAGCGGAGCCGGTCGGGCACCGGTTCGTCGAACGGCTTCAGCCCAAGCTGGTCGTACAGGGCAGCGACCCGAGGGTGGGACGCAACAGCCTCGCTGGTCATGTTCGGCGACGCCAGGCCGTCGATGCGGATGACGTGCCATCCGGAACCGGGCTGGCAGATCGTTGAGAAGTGGCTGGCCGGATCGTCCGGGTTCCCGATGGCCAGCACCCGGGCGGCCTCGTTGGTGGCCAGTGCGTCCACGGCATCGAACAGGGTGCGGGGCACACCGCACGCCTCATCGACGACGATCAACGGAAAGTCGGCGTGGATGCCCTGGAACGCGGCCTGGTCGTAGTCGGCCGGTTTACGCCCGTACCCGATCAGCTCCCCGTCGTCGAGCTGCCACGACGGCACGAACCCGCCGCTGATCCGACCCGGCAACCCGGCCAGCTTGTGCGCCCGCCGGATCTCCCGCCACAGGATCGCCGAGACCTGCGCTGCGGTGGGTGCGGTGGTGACCGCGAACGCCTGCCCTTGAGGGTGCACCGACAACCACCACGCCACAGCCCGGGACGCGATGAACGATTTGCCGACGTCGTGGCAGGACTGGACGGCGGTGTACCGGTTGTCCCGCACCGACTCGATGATCTCGCGCTGTTTCGACCACAGGTGCTCGCCGAGCCGGTCGGTGATCCAGCCCACCGGGTCGGCCCGGTAGGCGGCGTTCACCGTCTCCTCAACGGCGCGCTGCGCCGATGCGACGGCGGCATCCTGGACGGCTTTGGTCTGGTACAAGCTATGCAGGACCTGGAGCCGGTCCAGTTTCCGCCTCTGCAACGGTGTCGACACTGCCGACCTGACCGAGTTCGGCGGAGAGCCGCTGGATCTCCTGCTCGATTGCGTCAAGGGTGATCACCTCGTAGCGCGTCGGCGCGTCGAGGCCCAAGAGCTTGATCCGCCTGTCGATGATTTTCAGTGCGGTGTCGGCCGCGCGGGGGTCACCGGCGAGCGCCGCCGCCCACACCCCAACCTGGAGCCGGTCCAGGCGTTGAAGTTCCTGCTCACGCAAGGTTTCGGAGTACTGGGCGGTCTCCGCGACGGCAATCTCGTAGGCGCGGGAGATGTCTTTGCACGCGGCGGCCCGGCTGGAGTAGCCGAGGGCATCGGCGATGCGCTGTAGTTCGGCGCCGGCCAGTTTCATCGCGACGGCCTGGGCGCGGCGGGTGGCGGTCGCGGCGCGCTGGGCCCTGGAAGGGGGCACGAACCCCCCCTCGGCGAGCGATCAGGCGAGGTGGATCCGGGTGGTACCGCCGTAGTGGTTGGTGAGCCACTGCTCGTACAGGGCCTGCTCACGTTCGGCGGCGTCCGCCAGCGCGGTGAAGTACTGCTCCTCGGTGATCACGCCTTTACCGATGAGCAGGAACGCCAGGGCGCTGTGCTCGACCATCGCCGAGTTGACCCCGACCCGCAGTTGCTTCGGGCTGGTCTCGGCCGGGTCGATGCCCATTTTCGCGGCCACCCCGGACTGGACGGCGTGCATCGCCGCCAGGTACCTGGCGTTGGCGGCGTGGATCTGGTCGTCGGTCACGGCGGGTTCAACCCGTGGTCAGGCGGTCAGGACACGGCGGGCGGCGGTACGGGTCGCGGCCTCGGCGCGGGCCACGTCCAACAGCCGGTACAGGGGGTGGCCTTGGGCGGTGTGGTCGGCTGCGCGGAGGTGGCCGCGCGCGACCCATGCGCGGATGGTGACCGGCCGGACCTGGCAGTGCATGGCCGCGTCGCGGGTGGTCAACAGAGCGTCAAGGTCCCACACGTTGGCCGCCTCCCCCCGGACACGACAAAACCCCAGCCGCCGAAACGGACTGGGGTCAATGTGGGCAGACTGCACCTACAGTTCGGGATGCTACGCGCAACACCGCATCCACCGCAATACGGGGCTTAACTGGCGGGTCGGGCACGGCGGGGCCGCTCGGGAAGGTCCTCATACTCGGCGTCGGTGACCAACGTCCCGCAGTTCCGGCACTCGATGTAAGCGGCGTTCGCGTCCCGCCGGTACAGGGCCAGCAGCTTGCACTGCGCGCACACCTTGTCGTACCAGGTGGGACGCCGGGACACGTTCAGGGCGGCCCGGACGGCGCACACCGCGCTGATCAGTTCGGTGGCGAAGTCAACGACGGCTGGGTGGTGGTCGCAGGCCCAGTCGACGCGGGCCCGTAGCCACCCGGCCATGAGCGGCACGGTGCGCTGCGGGCCGTACTCCCGCCGGCCGCGTAGCTCCGCCCAGTCACCGACCCACTCGTCCAGGAACGCGGCAGTGGGTACCGGTCCGACCTGGTCCCCGGCCGGCACCCACACCGGGTCGCCGTTGCCGTCCCGGGCCAGGCCCCGATGCCACACCACCACGGCAACGTCACCGACGTCGACGGTGGTGGTCCATGAGCGGATGGCGGGGATCAGGGTGTCACGGACGGGGCCGGTCGCGGCCGGCCCGATCAGGTTGAGCGCACCCAGGCGGGTTGGGGTGGGGGCCTCACGGCTGCCGGAGACGCGAGCACCCCCGGCGGATCCGGGGGCCAGGGCGTAGGGCAGGAGCGGTCCCAACTCGGCCAGCTCGGCGAGGTGGGAATGCAGGCGTACCCGGTCGGCGTCGCACACAGCGGGCCGGGCCGGCCGGAGGCGTTGGCAGATGGCGCACAGCCCGGTGTCGGTGTGGCCGGGGCCGCACCCTCCGGGGGTGCTGCACTCGACGTACCGGGTGGTGTGACAAATGCAGTCGCAGACGTACCCCACAGACATCCCGTTACCCCCCGTAGCAAGTTAACCACTGTCTGTGGATGGGGGCTGTGGGAATGTCGCGGATGCCCGGAGTCCAAGCCGATTACCTATTGCCCCGCGCGTGCCTTGCGGGTAGTGTAGGAGGTGGCAAGGGTTGCTGGGCCCCGGAGACACAAGGAGACGGACATGACAACACAGGTCGGCAGCGTTCACCGGTTCGACGGCCAGTCCGACGTCTTCCACGGGGAATACCGCCTGGTGGAAGACCTTGGAAAGGGTCTGTTCGTCGCGGAGTACGTCGAGCCGTCCGATGCGCTCATCACCGAGGCGGAAGCGTTCTACCTCCATAGCCCGCAGCCGTACCTCGGCTACCACGACCCGTTCGGGCCGGAGCGCCGCGAGGCCACCCGCCAGGAGGCACTCGACCAGGAAATCGACGACCGCATCGACCGGGCCGGCCGGACGTTCAGGATCCGGTTTGTGTCGCAGGAGGCCTGGGCCGCCGCGTTCTAAGCCCCCCCTATTGCCCCGCACGACAGGGGGGTGCTGGATCCCCCGCCCAACCTGAGGAGACGGACATGCTTGAGAGCGCTGCTCGTGTGGTCGGGCGCCGTGAACAGCTCGCGGCCTTCACCACGCCTGGAACGGTCTTCACCTTCGTTGAGGACCTGACAGCCCTCGGCGCCAGGTGGGCCAACCGGGTGCCCGGCGTCCACTTCATGGTCATCGGGCTCTCCGAGAGTGGCTACACCTTCTCGGCCCTCAATACCTCCACCGGGCACATGGACGACCTCATGGCCGAGGCGTGGGTCTTCAACGCTGCCCGAATCGTCGGCGGCCCGGCGGCCGGCAACTGACCGCCGTTACAGTTCCGGTATTGCCCCGTACGCCATGCACGGGTAGTATAGGAGGTGAACAGGGGAGCTGGACCCCGACCCAACACCCGAGGAGCAGACCATGAGCGAGATCGCCGCCACAGCCAAGGCCATGTGGAAGCACGTAGGCGCCACCCCTGAGCAGATGACGCAGGAGGCCACCAACCCCGCCGACGTGGCAGCCGGTCGGCTCGCCTCCCAGATCATCTACGCGTTCCGCATGCTGGCCAGCGCGGAGCATGACATGACCGCCGCGATGCACAGCTTGGCGATCGCCGTCGAGCGCGAGCAGGGCAACCTCACCAGCGGGCAGAAGGTCACCGGCATGTGGATCGCTCAGCACGCCGAGCGGGTCGCCGAGGCCGAGACCAAGATGCAGTCCTGGATCGACCGGATCCAGTCCCTGTCCTACATCCGCAAAGGCGCCTCGCAATGAGCCTGTTCGCGACCCCCGAAGAGCACGCCGCCAACCCGCCTACCACCTGGGTTGCTGTGAAGGCCGGCCCCCGCTGGTGGAACCTTCGCACCAGCTCAGGTGCAGTCCTCGACACGTACCCCACGAAGAAGGCCGCCGAGGCAGCCCGCACGGACAGCTTCTACGCCACCCTGTACGACAGGGAGACCCGGTGGTACGCCGGTGAACCGGTGGCCGGCTGGAAGCCGTACAACGCACCCAAGAAAGAGGGCTGAGCCATGGCAGGCGCGTACTGCCAGTACTGCGATCGACGTTGCTTCGTCCTGCGGGTGATGCCGTCCGACGCCACCTGGAACCCCGGGCAGTCCGTGCACCTGGCCACCTGTACCGCAGGTATGGAGCACGACCGGGAGCAGTCCGGCTACGACTGCACCACCACGACCAACCCGTCAGCAGGGGCAGCCTCCACACTGCCGCTTCCACCGTCTGTCGTCGACGTCAGCACCGAGACTGTCGGCGGCGAGATGCCGCTGCGGTTGTCGTTCCAGGTGCGGGTGTTCTGATGGCGGTCCTGAGCAAGGACGAGGCCCGGCGCGAGCGCGCCCGCAAGCACGCCAGTCGCAGCGAGCAGTGCGAGTGCGGACGGACCGTGTACGGCAATGGCGGGAAGGTCAGCCACTACCGCCGCTGCCGTGTCTACCTGGAGAAGTACGGCTGGCCTTTCAACGAGGCCGAGCAAACCGTGGTCCGCCAGGCCGCCCGTGAAGCCACCGCTCACCTGCCGACGGCCGTGCGCGCCGTCGCATGGCTGCGGGTCTACCGCGAGGCCTGCATCGAGGAAGCGCGGCGCAGGGGGCTGATCACATGAGCCGCGAGCCCGTGGAGCGGGTCGCCGCCACGTTCCTTGACCAGCTCCTGGTCGAGGCCGGCCTGCGTGGGGCGGACGACGTGCCGAACACCATGGGTCTGGACGGGGCCTGGTTCGACGAGCAGAACACGCCCAACAACCAGGTCGGCTGGTCCTTCGACACTGACGCGGCGTGGTGACCGAACCACCCTGGTATTGCCCCGCAACGGTCCAACGGGTAAGGTAGACAGTACCAACCACAACCGTAAGGGGTCGTCATGGCTACCAGGCTTTCCCACTCCACTGCACATCGCGGCGAGCGCGTGGGCGTCACCCGACGCGATGGGACCCGAGTTGCCGGCGCCATCCTTGGGTGGGGCAGCAGCGAACTGCGCGTACGCCGGGTCGTTACCGGCGAGTACGTCGTCATCCCGGGCACTGACGTCGATTCCGTCATCAGCTTCGACCGCTAGGAGGGCGGCATCGTCCCCACCGTCCACCAACCGGGAGGTAACCATGAGGACCCTCGCTGACTTCCGCCGTGCTGCCGTACCTGGCAGCCGGTGGGAGTCCACCAACCATCTACACCCGCACGCATCCGGGCTGCGCATCATCACCAAAGCTGGGCCGAAGGTTTTGAGCTACGACGCCACCAAAGCCGACGGGGCTGTGGTCGACGGGCGGATGGAGATCCCGAAGGCGAACGCGGTCCGCTTCGAGGGCGATTCGGTGCACTTCCTGGACGACGACCTCCATCCGTACCCACCCCGGGTCGCGTACACCTGGACACTGCTGCCCGGGGTAGGCGGCACAGACCCGCTCGCGTTCGAAATCGACCAGACCAAGGTCGACGCGCCCAACTTCCCCCGCGACCTGTCCTGGTGGGCCAAGTTCGTCCCGATGTGGGTCGACGTCACAGAGGCCGAGGGCGGCGTCATCCGACTGACGGTCGACTCCCAAGCCAGAGCCGGGGCGCTCGACCGGTGGCTCGCGACTTGCGGCGGCGGGCGACTCGCACAGGCGTACCAGCCCGCGCCCCGACTGGCCAGCGTGGGCTCGTGCGCCGAGGGGGAAGCGTGAACACCGACAGCCCGGCGTACCGCGCCGCGATGGACCGCAATGCCGCCGCCGCGACCGACGCAATCACCAACCAGGCCCGCAGGCTGGGCCACCTCGACTCGGCCGAGGCGATCCACCGGCTGAGCCTGGCCCTGCAAGGCAGCCGGATGCCTCGCGATCAGCTGGCCGCCGTCCTGGCTGCCTTGGCTGTGCACACCGTGCGTGCTGACCAGCACGCCGCCTTCCTGCAACCCCCGACGACCACGGGCCCCGCAAGCGTGTGGAAAGCCATCCGAGCCCGGCTGCGGTACAAGCCGTGAGGACTGTGCCGCCACGGGTGATGCCTCCGACTAGCTTCTCCCAGCCCGGGATACCGCCGTGGGCGCACGTCCTGTACTTCCTGCTGGGGTTCTGTACCTGCGGCGCCGGGTGGAGTGTGTGGGCTGTGCACTGGTGGGCAACCCGGTCCCGCCGGAGGTTCCCAACGTCCGGCGGTTACAGGATGTAGGGGCCCAAGCTCCGGCCGCTGTTCAGTCTCGGTGAGCACTGATCGCCTTGGTCTCTAGATAGTGCCCGAGCCCTTCTGGCCCCAGCTCCCGCCCGATGCCAGAGTCTTTGTATCCACCCAGCGGGGTGTTCACGCCGATCGGCGCACCGTTGACCTGGACGGTACCGGCCCGGATCTGACGGGCCAGACCTCCGGCGCGGTACGAGTCGGAGGTCCATACACCTGCGTCGAGTCCGTACGGCGAGTCGTTGGCCAGGTCGACAGCCTCCTGGTCGGAGTCGAACGGGATGACGGCCAGGACCGGGCCGAAGACTTCCTCCCGGGCGATCGGCATGGCGTTGTTGACACCGGTGAAGATGGTCGGCTGCACGTACCAGCCTGTGTGCAGCCCGGCCGGGCGTTGGCCGCCACGGACCAGGGTCGCACCGGCCTCTACTGCGCCGTGGATGTAGCGCTCGACCTGATCGCGTTGTCGTTTGCTGACCAGCGGCCCGACCTCGGTGACCGGATCGGTCGGGTCGCCGATCGGCATGCTGTCCACCAGCCCGACGAGCCGGTCAACGAACTGGTCATGTAGGGAACGGTGGACCAGCAGGCGGGTGTGGGCCGAGCAGATCTGCCCCGTGTTGGCCAGGGACGCGCCCTTGAGCGCGGGCACGACCTGATCCAGGTCGGCGTCGTCACAGATGATCGCCGCCGATTTGCCACCAAGCTCCAGCGACACCCGCCGCAGGTTGTCCCCGCACATGGCGGCGATGCGCCGGCCGACGGCGGTCGACCCGGTGAACGCGACCTTGTCAACATCGGGATGGGCGACCAGGTACTCGGCGACCACCCCGTTGCGGCGCACCGGGACAACGTTGAGCACCCCGGCAGGCAAGCCCACGTCGTCACACACACGGGCCAGCAGCATCGCGTCCAGAGGCGTCTCAGCGGCCGGCTTGACCACTACTGTGCAACCCGCCAGCAGGGCCGGGGCCAGCTTCATGATGATGGTCTTCTGCGGCATGTTCCAGGGCACGATCGCGGCGACGACTCCCACCGGCTCACGGATCACTAAGGCGCTGCCGGTGGCGTCATCTCGGCGCTCTGCCCAGGTGTACCGGCCGGCCAGGTCCACGTAGTACCGGAGGATCGCGACCGGATCCGGGACCTGCCGGGTCTTCGACCAGGTGATCGGGCAACCCATCTCGGCGGTAATCAGTTCGGCCATCGTGTCGGCGTACCGCTCGTACAGGGTGACGATGCGGGACAGGACACCGGCCCGGTCGACTGGGCTGGACCGGGGCCAGACACCCTGATCGAACGCCCGCCGGGCGGCCGCCACAGCCCGATCAACGTCGCCTCGACCAGCGTCGGGAACGTACCCGAGGGCCTGTTCGGTCGCCGGGTTGACGACCGTGACCGGATCTGCGGTGCCGACCGGCTGGCGCCAGGCCCCGTCGATGTACAGCCGGTCGTACGTGAGCAGGTCCGGGGCGAGCGCCATCCTTCTACACCGTCCATCCGTTGTTGAACCCAGACTGGGCGGCCCGCTTGAGCATGTCACCCCGGTCCGCGAGACGGTCGACCTCCTCCTCGTCCATCTCCAGCCGCCGGCCGATCTCTTCCGGGGTCATCCCGAGCCCGAGCAGGTCCGCCACGATGTCAGCCATCCCCAGGACATGGTGGGTGCCCCGGGCCCGGTTGTGGCGCACGGTCGCTAGCCGGGCGAGCGCCTGGTCCGGCTGCACCAGCTCAACCGTCGGCACATACCCGGCGGTAAGCGCGAACACCTGCGGGTCGGCTGAGGCCATCCATCGGTGGTAGCCATCCACGATCTCGTAGAGTGGCCCGGCCCCGTCTTCACCCTCCTCGTGGATCACGATGGGCTGGGTCCAGCCATTCTCCAGGATCGACTTCCTGAGCAGCCGACGCTCAGGCGGTGCGGCCTGGTTCGGGTTCCATGTGTTCGCCCGTAGCCGGTCGCGTGAGATCCACCGGACCGTAGAGATCGGCTGGCAATCGACCGCCGCCGAAGCCTCGCTTGTTGAGCCGATGAAGCTCGTCATAGCATTCCCACTCTTCTGGTCCATACGCGGTCCAGGCCCGCCCATAGCCTCGGCTGCTGACCCGTCCGAGCGCGTCGATTGTTGCCTGATCCAGCCGCAGCTTGAGGAATCGCAGGAGTACTTGCCAGTGTTCGCGTTTCGTCACCGCGTACGGCATGACCGCCTCGGCCATCAGGATGGCGTCGATCATCCGATTGACCCGAAGGTGGAAGGCGTCCTGGTGTTTCTCCGGCTTCTTCTCCTGGTAGGTATAGGCGAGACCCCGGGCGCCGAGCGCTACCAGGACGTTGCCGGCATGACGGATCGTCCGCTCGCAGGTCATACAGAGCTGGAGACGGACCATTATCGAGGTCGCGCGGCCTTCGATGCGCTCGCCGCGCCCGTTGCGCTTGTTTTGCGCGCCGAGGCCGATCGACCCTTCGCCATCCCAAAGCCCGGCTAGCCATGCTCGCTCTGCCACTGTCGCTGTCATTTGCACACCGTACTATCAAGGTGCGACTAAACCGGTTCCAATCGTTTGCGGACAACGTCTCCCGGGGCACCCACTCGACGCGGGTCACTGGCTGGGTGTCGACAGATACGGCAGTGGTCATTCGGCGACAGGCTCTCGGGCGTAGGGCGGAACAAGGGCGTGCGGGTCGGCGGGCTGACGGCCGGGGTGCGCCAGGTCGCCGAAGGTGCCGTCGGTGATCACAGCGGTCAGGTCTTTGGCGTAGCGGTGCCAGTACTTGGGGAGGGTCCGGCCCTGGTCGTCGGTCATTAGCCGGCCGCCGGTTTGTTTCCGGTTTTTGAAGTCGCCGCGCATCGCAAGCATGAGGAGGAAGTCCCAGGACAGGCCTGTGCCCGGGTGCGGCGCGGTGGGTGCGATCGGGTCGGTGGTCTTGCGGTAGTGCAGGGTGATCTCGTCCCGGCAGCGGGCGGCGATGAACGCTGACTCGGTGGGCCGGAACTGCTCCAGATAATGGACGATGAAATCGGGCCAGGGCATGCCGGCGGGTTTGTCGGGCCGGCCCCGGTACGAGTACAGCTCGGTCAAGGCGTAACGGGACGCTGCCCCAACACCTGGGACACGATCGACCATTTTTTCCCACACGTCCGGGAAACACTGGGCATAGGTGTGGATCTTCTGGAGGGGTTCCTCACCGAACGCGGGTGAGCAACGCTGGGTGCTCCGGCCAAGGCCGGCCATCTCCAGCCGGTCGTAGGCCCGGTTGTAGTCCCACCCTTTCAACGCGGGGGCGGTCCATACGTCGTCGGTGGTCCAGTCATAGACCGGGTACGCCTTCCACAGGTTCCCCTGTGATGTGCCAGATGAGTCGAACTTGGTCAGGTAGTTGAGTTCCCGCCCGGTCTTGGTCACCGCCCTACGCCGTGTCAACGACTCCTGCGCCCGAATGCCCATGAACATGACGCAGTTACCGAGCCGGGGCGGGAACAGCAACCCGTTGGTGTCGGGTGCGGACAGGCGCGCCTCAGGCGGGTCGATCGGGAACCCGTCCAGGGTCACAAGCGCTTCATCGGGCAACGGCCGGCACCACAGGTCGCGGGCCTCCGGCGCCCACGGCCACCAGTACGGGCTCTTACGCGAGCAGGCGTTGCGGTGTTTGAGAGGCAGGCAGTACCACTCCAGGTTGACGTCGCCGCGTTGGGCGATGCGCCGGACGTACTCCACGGTCTCGAACGGGATGGCTTCCTCGTCCTGGAAGAATGCCCGCAGCGGCAGGTGCCGTTCGTAGCGCGGGTCGGAGTGGGCTACCTCAAGGACGACCTGCAAGGTGGCGGTGGAGTCTTTGCCGCCGCTGAACGCGACCGCGACGTGGTCGAACCGGTCCAGCACGAGGGCTGTCCGTTCCAGCGCGAGGGTGTACACATCAGTGTCGAGCGGTCGCTGGCGGAGTGTTGCTTTGGCCTTCGCCGCAGGTGGGGGTTGCTGTTTCATACGGTCACCGCCGCGTCCTCGGCTACCGGTCGGGCATCGGGATGGAACGCCCACGATGACAGGTAAGTACCGACGTTGGTCGCCAGACGGTGCAGCGGGTGGTAGCGGCGGTGGGCGTACATCTGGCCGTCGACGTCGAGCACGACGACAACCCATGATCGGGCGGTGAACACGGCGGCCAGCTTGGCGAGGGTGTCCGTTGGTGGCACCCCGTGGCCGCGCATCGCAGCGTACGCGGCGGCGAGGGCGTACGAGTCGGTGATCGCGTCTGGTGCCAGGTCGTCAGGGTTGTCGATGACCCCGTTGTGCGCGACGGCGTGCGCTCCGGCCAGCGCCGGCTGTAGCTGCTCCGGCGCCTGCCAGTCCCCGACTGTGGCCAGCCGGGCGTGACCAAGGACACGGGTGTCGGTGATGGCGGTGAGGGCGTCACGGTGTGGGCCCAGCGGCCCCAGGTGGCGTACACAGACCGGCGGCGTCCCGGGGTTGTATGTGACCCAACCACAGCCGTGGGGCCCGCGACGTCCAGCACCCTCCGCCGCTGCCAGCAACAGTTGCGGGTCGGGCGGGCCGACGCCGGTGTAGGCGAAGATCCCGCACATCAGGTTTTGCCGTTCCGGCTCATCCAATCCGCAGCGGCGGGCAACGTCGCAGCAGCGGCGCGCACCACGGTCGAGTCGATCGCCCAGCACTCTGCCCAACCGTGGTCGGGGGAGGTGGTCCACTGGCGGGCAGGCCACGGACCGGTGCCGACCTGGAACCCTCGGGGCCAGTGGTAGCAAGGCGGCAGCGGGATGTTGTGCCGGTCGATGAGGGCGAAGACCTGCTCGTGGGTCCAGTCGGCCATCGGCGACCAGCGGGTCAGACCGTGACGGTCGGTGTAGCGGTCCTGCCCGTCGCGGCCGACGAAGTTGCCGTCCTTACGGCGCCGGCCCAACGCCAGCAGCTCCAGCCCCTCACGCTGGAAGTAGACGCGTTGGGCCCGGTGCTGGACGAGGGAGAACCAGCGCGGGCCGTGCGCGCCTTGCGGGAACAGCATCGACGGGTGCTTGATGAGCCAGGGCAGGTCGAGCGCGACGGTGACGACTTCGCATCCGGGTGGCATGTGATCGGTCTGCCAGCGCAGCATCGCCGGCCATTCCAGGCCGATCGTCATACCGACCATGCAGGCTGGTACGCCGGCCTGCTCCATCACGTACCGCAGCGCCTGGGAGTCTTTCCCGCCGGACCAGGCGTAGGCGATGCGGCGGCCGGCGGCGAGTTCAGCCCGTACCTGCCCGACCGTGGCGGCGGTCAACGCGTCCAGCTCGACGTCGGTGACGACATCCCGGGCGCGGGCCATCTGCTCTTGCCAGACGAGCGGGTCGGCGATGGACTGCTTGCGGCCAAGTGCTGCCGGCAC